TATCGCGTCCATCAGCGAGTCGTTTTGTCTGAGCATTTGAGAGTTCAGTATTCGAATCAGGGCGGTTGAGTTTGGCTCCTTGGTTGAGCCGAAAATTGTTGACATAGTTTAGTCACCGTCCCTATCGAACCTTATGGGCTTTTGCTTTTTAGGGCGTTTACGCTTGGTTCTGCCGTATTCCGATTCAAGCCACGTGTCGTAATCTTCCGGCTCACCATGAGCCCCCTGTGCATAGCGCTGGTATTCATCGTAGAGGTCGTCACTATCCTCAAAGCGTGGCATGGTCATTATTGAATTTCAGGCTCATCCGGGACGACTCCCAGAATAGTTTCTATGTCTTTACGCAAAACAGAGTTGATTGATTTCCGCCCTACTTCTGCGTCTGGATGCAAGTAGGCGGATATGCCCTCCGCAAACATTTCCAGAAGACTTTCGTGAGAAAGCTGCGATATGGCTCTCGGCGTATCCGGCGTATCCCCGAACGGTATTGCCCTGTATTTGGATAGCGGTTGATTGGAGCAATATTTTTCCGCTATTTCAAGCAGTCGAGAACTTTCCCTGTTCTTGAGCGACCCTATGCCAACAGACCTTTCAGAGTCATTGAGGACCGCTATGTGCAAATAGTGGCCCCACTCATGACGCAGGTGTCCAGAGAATGACGAATCTATTTGTATGTCTCCGCTTTCTGGGGAGCCGTCGAGTGCCTCCCTCGGTATTAGAGATTTGGGGGAAAAACTTATTTCATTGCCAAACGGGTCAAATACTGAATGAACGAAATCAATGCTCTGGTCTGATTTTTCTGCTGCATCAAGATGTTCTTTGATAAATCCTGTTTCCATCAAACTTTTCTCTGCAGATTCAGAACGAATAACGAGTGATGGCATGCCATATTTGTGCACGGCATTTAGAAACTCGCTTGATTCCAGTAGTGCCCTTTCGACTGCGGTGCGCAGCTGCGATAGGGGGCCAGTGGAAAAATCAACGGCGTTAGACTTATTTTCTGCCCATTTATCGAATCTTTTTCTAAACGGTTCAATTATTTCTTTATTTGATTTATCGAGCGAATTCATCTTTACCAGAGAGGTAAATTGCTCGTCTCTTGACATAGGAACACACATCTTTGATATCTCTGATGGTGTCATTCCAAAATACATTGACCGTCCATCGGCGAGGGGCGGCCTAGTTATCGGCGCGACTGTCCTCTCGGCCGAATCTAAGGCTTTTATAAGAGATGGTTCTATTGATTTTCTCTCAATATTGATATTCGGCATTCTTTTGCCGGTTATTTTTCTTCGAGGGGCTTCCGGGTCAACGGAGACTATGCTGCGGCGACGTGGTTGGCCGGAATTGTTTTTTTCCATAACGAATGCATTGTACTTTTAATTATAGTTTGCTAGCGGAAGGTCGCTTTTCGGAAAGACGCATACCACAATCTAGGCAGAACTCCGCCCATGGATAGTATTTCCGTCGATTAATGGGGTGTCCGCACTCAAGCAAATCGGTGGCCGCTGCGTTCAGAACGTGCCTAATCCAGGTTGATAAATTCACTCCGCTTACTTCGGCTGCTTTTTTCCATTTCGCTCGGTCTTTTTCGTTTACGCGGATTAGAACCTGCTTGTCTACTGGCCCATCGTCGTCTTTGGTCATTGGTGCAACGGATAGATTGGGCATTTCGCCAACTACTTTGTCCATAGCTTTTCTCATAGAGTTTTTCTCACTCATCCTCAGTTATTAATTCTCCCTCAGCGACCATTTCGTCTTCGACGATGTCTGCGTCTATTACATCGCTATCGCCATCAAGCAGTTTCTTAACCATAGCCGGTGGGAGTATCCCTGAAGCGCCCATAAGTTCGAGCAGTTTTTTGGCCTCCGATTCGGGGTCAAATTTTTCGCTTTCCTGATTTCCCAGGGCACCGGCAAGAGTGACCTTAATTGGGTCGGAATTTATTTGGTTCATATCCATCTGCACGTTTAGATTTACGTGGTCCATACCGAGCAATTTCGTTCTTCTATCCATAATAGAAAGAACTTGTTGAATCGCTTTCATATCCGGCTCAACGGGCACCTCTGAGCCGTCGTCCATTTTGACCTTACGATGCTGAGTCATCGGCCATATTGCCTGCTGGAGGCTGTCTAAGCGCTCTAGCTCCATTCTGAGGACCTCTGGGTATGCCATCATCGTTTCTTGATTCATCTTCTCTAGCTGGCGCTGAATGGCCTTAGAGACTGCCCTAGTTGTCACCCCGAACCGTCTCGCTATTTCTGAAGTCGATGTTCCGGCCTGCCGCATCTTGAATATGCGAGCATCTCTTTCACTGAGGAATTCTCGAGATATGGGCTTGTTTTTGTCGTTTGTCATTATTCCTACTATGTGGAGCTTCCGGAGAATTCGATGACCTCAAACGGGAATCGTTTACCCCTCTTTATTTTAGTAGGCCATGGGCGCTCATCTCTGGCACCACGGAAATGTCGAACATCATATGTGTATGGCGTTGAAGCACCGAAATCTGGCTGGAGTGATATTCCAAATTCCGGCCACCGAGACCATACTGCCGAGCCGAATGGCCTAAGGTCTCTTGTAGACGTAGTCTGGCCGAGGGGGGCATGGTGCTCCAGCCACAATGCGCACCCATAGACGGTTCTGATGTAGTCAAGATACTTGGCCACCTCAACTGCTATCGCCTCCGACGTTCTTCCACCAGGGTCGACAAATGACTTATAAAGAGGTCCCATTACGAGTATCTGCGGCTGAGTTTTCTCTATCTGCTCCTCAAGAAGCATTCTGTCGCTTACTCTCAACAGGTCAATGCCAGATGGCTTAATAAAGAGCTCGGCCAGAGATTTTCTCTCGAATCCATAGCTGAGGGCTTGGGCCTGAATAGACCGAGAGGTTCGTCTGATAATTTTTTCTGGGTTTTCCAGGTCCACGGTAAGAGTCCGGACAGGACTAATTCTTTGATACGTAAAAGGGTGCATTCCAGTCGCGGTGAGTATGGCGACCTGTCTCGCAAGCATTGTTTTGCCAACGCCCTCTGCTGCGACAACGATAACTCGCTCCGACTTTTCAAGAAGCCACGGTATTACCCAGTCATAATTATCACTGGATGACTCTTTTAGGAATTCCTCCCAATTAACAAGGCGGCCAGCGTCCAGCGTTAATTCTGTGGAGGAATAGGAATGAATAGCATTCGACACCTTGACTATCTTCTGTTCGATAGTTAGGTCGTCCCTGTTTAGAAGAGTAGATATTTTCGATAATACGACCTCACCATCGCTGGCTCCTTCGCCCTGGTCCAGCCCAGTTGATGTATTTGTTTTTTCCACCGTAGATACATCAAAAAAAACCAAGTCATCTATGCCCTTACCAGAATTAAGATGCTCTGTAATGTCTTTTACGTCTGGGCATATCCATACCTGAACGTCGCACCCGACTTTTTCTAACTCCGAGCAGACGAGTGCGGCATGCTCTTTCCCTGGTGTGTCGTTGTCTGCAATTATGTCAATCGTTGCACCAGCAAGAGCTGCTGTATGTATGTCTAGCCACTTGCCGGCGCCACCTGGGGCAGTTGTTGCTGTCGCACCCATCTCGGTGAGGGTGTCTGCATCCTTTTCGCCCTCGACAATCCAGATTGGGTCGCCGCCCTTAACGGCTTTTAATACCGTCGGAAGGTTATATAGAACCTTTGGAGTGTCGCCCAAGGAATAGGTCCACTCTCCTCTTCCTGACGGCTTTCGTTGCCTAAATGTTTTTACCCCATATTGATTTACATATCTAACTTTTTGAAACAGTAAGTTTCCGTCTTCGCCTAGATAGTCGTAAGACTTGACAAAAGTAAGCTTGTCTTTTTCTTTAATCGGCTCTGGTTCTTTCGGTGGCCATAGGTCAGATGTGGTCAGGCCAATCGATGAGCATATTTTGTCCACATCGCACCCGTTCCCCCTGTGACAGTGGAGCAATACCTTCCCATCGTCACCCTCCGCCACGGATAGGGAAGGATTCCTGTCATCGTCCCTGCAGGGGCATGAGGCCTCCCACCCCGCAGGGGTCGACCTGACACCGACGAGTCTGCTGAGGAGCGTTTGCGTGTGTTTATATTGAGCGCTAGCCATCGATATCTATCTTTGCCCTGTAGCTAGCACTTGTGCCGTTGGCATTCCTCATGCCGACACCAGGAAAAAATATCCTACCCTCACGGGAGAGATTGATTCCGCGCGCTGACCTCAACTTGGCCCTCTCCAGCTCCGTCATTCCCCCCCATATGCCTAGGGGTTCGTGACGCAAGGAGTATTCGAGACACTGGACTGAGTGCTCGCAGGTTGAACAGAACGATTTTGCTATCGCTATTCTTTTGTTTACCGCCGTGCGTTCCCGCTTGCTTGGCGACCTGCTGAATACAGGGAACCATATGTTTGGGTCTTCCCCGCTGCATCTCCCATTTTCTGGTGCTTCATCGAATTTGTCTCCCAAATTTCCCACCCATGCCGTAGATGCTTTACTCAGATATGCGGCGTATGTCGTTTTGCGAAAGAAAAACAGTTGCATAACTCACAACAACTTCCCCAGTCGCAATGCTCGAAACTATGTCCACTGCTTCCAGCGGAACAGAAAATCTCGCAGCTATTGATGCCCGTATCTGACTGATGCGCGACTCTACAGTCGGGTCATCGCCCTCGTCAAGTTGCTGCTGTTCATTTTTTCCCAGCGACGAAAGTTCAATTTGCATCCTTGCCGCCCTATAGCACCATGCGCACGCGAGGGTGGGGGTAGACGCTTTTCTTGGGCGTAATTCAACGTGACCGCAGCTAAGCCTGTGCTCGTGCTGATATTGACCCCATCGGCCCGTTCTTTTAACGGATACTATTTTCCGCCTTGGGGCTTTCCTGTGCTCCGTCGTCACGGGCGAAGTTTACTTTTTTTTAGGACCAAATATTCTTTTAAACCAGGAGAGCTTTTTTAGCGATGGGGGAGTAGAAAATGACACACTTACATTTACATCGCCGTTGCTGGTTTTTGTTGTCGAAAACTTTGGCATATCCATCTCGCTCAAAGCGTTGTGCATTTCTTTAACTTCTTTAATTACGGACTGAGGAATTTCAATGCCCGTAGCTGCCTCAATTTTGTTTTCGATTGAATCAATAAGGTTTTTATTTTTCTTAGCCGGTGCAGCCTTCTTAGCTGGTGCAGCCTTCTTGGCCGCCTGCTTTTTCACGGGGGCTTTGGGTGCTGCGGCTTTTTTGGCTACCTGCTTTTTCGCGGGTGCTTTTTTGGCCGTTGTCTTTTTGACTGTTTTTTTCTTAGTGTTGCTCATATCGCCAATATTAGTAGTAGAAGCGCGGCCCCAGGGGATGTCCTGAAATGTAGGAAAAATATACTAGAATTTTTTAAATGGACGGAAATTATGACAACATTTTTAGTAAAATAGCGCTGTCCGTAACGTCTGCCCAACTAGCAAAAGCCCTGTCCGTAACGGAATACGGGCTCGGCGAAGACCTAAATTTCAATTTTTTTGGCTGGGCGGACGGTCGTCTGTCTATCGTGGCTCAACTTCAGAGGGAATACATGAGAATGCCCCCGGCTGACAGACTGGCTCAATGCGGCTCCCTGTGCGTGGCGCTCCGTAAATTCTGGGGCGCAACGGACATAACAATGGTCGCGGAGGGGTTTTGCTCATTCGATAAAGAAAAAACTCATGAATTAGACCTAGCTAAAATATTTGCAGATGACAGTATTTCTGGAGTTCATGAGTGTGTGACAATATCTCACGCATCTCTCATAGATGGCGAGCCTCGTGTCGATGTTGTTGCAGTTCCGTACGTCTATGGCGAGGGAAGGAAAATTACATGGCTCGACATGCTTATTCACCCTGGCGGCGGGGAAAAAGTTATGAGAGAATACACATATCCCAAGATGCTTGGCATGGCCATTTCTCAGGATATAAATTCTGAAGAGTTACCACCCGAGGCCTTCGACGAGTTGATGATGGCGATGGTCAGGAACGGATTTTTCGTACAGGAAATGTAATACTGTATAATTATCCAATGAATTCCTTTTATAACACGCCGAATGATGGGGGGAACAGGAGGGTATTCCCCGACACAACAATCCTGAGCGGAGATAGAGGGCCATGTCCGATTTGCGGACACCCAACAGGGGACTGTCCCGGCTCAGAAGAGTCTGCACCGAAAATTATATTTGGTCTAGGAATAAGCGAAACATTAATGGAGTCGCAGATGATTCTCGTAGAAGAGGACATTTATGAAGAGCGACATATAAATCCATACGTTAAGGCAGATGTTCTTATCCACAGCAAGGGAAAGTATGTTCCCTTTTCTGAAGCACTTCGTCTTGGAATAGTCAAGAATCCAAAATCTCTATAAAAACTGAACGGTCAAACTTCCGGGGACACTGGACGGTTTCAGTATTTTCCAATGAGATACAATCGTATCTCTAAAGCCACCCACGGTCTCCAAAGGAAGAAATGATGCAGCTAGGAAGAGATTTTGTAGATTCATATTCCCTAAAAACACCCCCGTGGGGCTTTAACGGCTTGGGGGAAATAGTTTTTCTTCGCACATATAGCAGACGGAACGATAATGGAAATAATGAAACATGGACTGAAACGCTTGAGCGTGTGATAAATGGCGCTCTTGAAATTGGAGTCCCATTATCAGAGAAAGAAGCAGAGAAGCTGTTTGACCATTGCTTTAATCTCCGGTGCTCATTTTCCGGCCGTTCGCTATGGCAGCTTGGTACGCCTCTCGTTAACAAATTCAATGCAACATCGCTGAATAACTGCTACTTCACAAACATAGAAAAAATTGAGGACTTCGAAATGCTTTTCGATTATCTCATGCTCGGTGGCGGGGTTGGGTTTTCGGTAGAGCGCTCGAAAATTCACGAGCTCCCTAAAGTCAAGGCTGGCGTTGTGATTGCGCATGAGCGCACGAATGATGCAGATATTATTGTTCCAGATAGTCGAACCGGGTGGCGCCGACTCCTACATAGTGTTTTAAAGTCTTACTTTGATACTGGACGGTCTTTCACGTATTCCACGCTATTAATTAGAGAGTTTGGTGCTCCGCTAAAAACATTCGGGGGCACAGCTTCCGGTCCTGGTGCGTTGATTGAAGGAATTACTGACATCTGTAAAGTTCTAGATAATCGTATTGGCAAGAAATTGAGGTCTGTTGATGTTTTGGATATTTGCAACATTATTGGTCGCATTGTTGTTTCCGGCTCGTCAAGGCGGTCAGCGCAAATAGCGATGGGTGACCCCGATGACGTTCTTTTCCTTCGTGCAAAGAATTGGTCATCAGGGAACGTCCCCGCATGGAGGGCTAATTCCAATAACAGTATTTATGCAGACCATTTTGATGAAATAATGCCTGAACTATGGAAGGGGTATGATGGCTCGGGGGAACCATACGGTCTGCTAAATCGTCGCCTTGCGCGTACATATGGACGTCTAGGTGAAAAGAGGCAAGACAACACAGTAGACGGGTTCAACCCTTGCGCAGAAATAGGTCTTGCCGATGGTGAATCTTGCAACCTTGCAACAATTTTCTTGCCGAATATAGATTCGATTGAGCAGTTTCAGGAAATAAGCATTCTGCTGTATAAGGTCCAGAAGCAGATAACACGAATGAACTACCCGTATGAGAAGACAACCAATATTGTTAAGCAGAACGCACGACTGGGGCAGTCAGTAACTGGCATTCTTCAGGCATCAGAAGAACAGACTTCATGGCTAGATTCCGTTTATAGAAACCTTCGCGAATTTGATGAGAATTACTCAAAAGAAAATAATTTCCCCAAGTCTGTAAGGCTTACTACTGTTCAGCCGTCCGGAACTCTTTCGCTCTTGCCGGGCATAACTCCAGGGGTGCACCCAGCCTACGCTAGGTATTACATAAGAAGAGTTCGATTTGGTTCGGCTGACCCCCTGGTTGAGGCTTGCCGCAAGCGTGGATACAGGGTTCAGTGGGATATTGGTATTGACGGCCGCGAAGACCACACAAGGTACGTCGTCGAATTCCCGTGTGAGTCTCCAGCGAACGCGGTGCTCGCAGCAGAAATGACAGCAATTGAACAACTTGAGTGGGTTAAGATGATGCAGACCGTGTGGGCAGATAACGCCGTTTCTGTGACTGTTTACTACCGAAAAGAGGAGCTAACGGACATAAAAGAATGGCTTGAGAAGAACTACGACTCTTCCGTTAAATCTGTTTCTTTCCTTCTCCATTCAGAGCACAATTTTGCTCTTGCTCCATATGAGGAAATAACAAAAGATTCATACGAAAAGATGCTTGCTAAAGTCGACTTCTCCGTACCGCTTTACGTTTCTAAAGTCGGCGAAGATATCGATGCAGAGAACTGTGCTACAGGGGCATGCCCAATTAAGTAGGTTTACTTCTTAGTCCGAGTTACTGGTCCGCCCGTGACCCAGGCCCTACATGTCCTCTTGGATGCGCATTTAAAATCAAAAGCCTCGCAGTACCCAAGTTCACCCGCCGCGTCAATTGAATCCCAATCGTCCATTTTGTTCTCTTCGGTTAGGCCTGTTTTGATACAGTCCTTCATTTCTGGTGTGACTATAAAGACGGCGCAATTTCCGCATCTCTGCTTTCTTGCCTCATCAGCAGTGACATCCCATTCTGAGCCAATCTTCGCCCAGTATTCGTTATTTTCTTCTGATGGATTCAGGGGCCCATACATTGCTGTCTTGATTGCCTTACCTCTATTCTTGAGGTTTACGGCTATGTCGCGTGTGGCGGTGGGGCACTTGTCGCCCACTTTATACTCGATGCCGTCCTCCGCTGATTTATAACCCTCAACAACTCCGTCTGGAATTACAGCAAAACGGCACTTTCCTTCCGGCTCAACGGTATTTTGTATTATCCTGCACTGGCCGCCGCCCAAATAAAGAACACAGTTTGAGCATTTGACCCCGATTGAGGCTTTGGTGTTGCTCGATGCGGGCTTGTATCCAGCCCAGATTCCCTTGCCGTCTTCGTTGAATTTCCCGAATTTTTCGGCTATTCGCACTAGCGAATCTGCAAGCTCTCTCTCTTCAGGGGCAAGCGAATGATGTTCCGGTTTGCTGTCTGAAACAATGCGAATAGGCATGCCAGACATGAGCATTGCGAGTATGTTTTTCTCTTCCACTACGACCCTTTCTTCTTGAATTCTGCCCACGTTTTATCGCCAACACCGTAGTACTCGCGGGCAAATCCCGACTTAATGATGTCCTCGTTGAGGCACTTCACCTCTGGTCTGTAGATGTTTTCGTCTGTATATATTTTGGCCAGAATTCTTCCGTATTTGTCATTTTTGTCTGGGATTGTGTTGACATAAATCCACTTGTTCTGAGTAAGCCATTCCTCGGTGAACTTTTTCGCTTTCAAACCTAGTTCTTTCTCGGCAAGGTCTTTTGTCCTTGATTCTGGGGCATTCACGCCATAGAGCCGGACTCTGATTTTGTGGTGGATATTGAAGCCAAGGTCAATCATCAGGTCTATTGTGTCACCGTCAACAATCCCAAGCGTGGTCGCTCCATACCAAAATCTGCTACTCATAGGAACATTCTCCGCTTTTTGCGTTTCCTTTTCCTTCTGTTGGTTATGCTGCGACGCAAAAATGCACCTGCGACGTCAAACAGCCACTTTTCTTCTGTCGGTATTACCCACTCGCTACCTTCTGGGAATATCTTCTCAAAATCATCGTCGGATAGGCCGTCTATGAATTTTTGAGCCATATCTTCGTTGGACATTGAAATTGACTGAGGTTCCACATTGGGAGCGTCGTCTTTTTTACGTTTTTTTGTATTCTCATACCTGTCTAGAAGCCTTCTGCCTTTTGCTGCTAGACGAGCCGCATCCTCCGCGTTCTTGGGAACAGGTTCGCCCCACGCCGCAGCAGATAGCGCAAGCCGAGTGGCTCTGCCCTTATCGTCGACCATGGGGCCAGAAGGATTGGTAAAAAATCTTGTCAAAAAAGAACCCTTACGGCGCATTTTTTCCGGAGTATCTGCCGGTCCACGAACCCCCGGTTTCAGGTTTGCCCCTTGAGTCCTCTTAAAGTACGCCCTACCGGCCGCCGTGAGGCCACCTTTGGGGTCTTTTAAGCGAGGATTTCTCTTCGCTGCCTTTTCGTCAACCCAATCTATGAAGTCAGAGAGTTGTTTTTCGCTTAATTCCTCCACCTCATCCACGTAGTCGGCGTCCATTTCTTTTGCGCCTTCTCTGTACCCACCACCACGCTTTTTATATTCTCTTACAAGCCAGGCGTTTGCATAGGCCGATGGGTAAACATCGAACTTGGCTTTTGCTTCCGCCTTAACTCTCTCGTAAAGCGCCCTATTTGTTGGAATAGCGGCCTTCTCACCGAAATCCTCACCTCTGGCGTCTTTTTTCATTGTCGAGACATATATGGGCTTTTTCCCGTCCCTTTGCTGGGTGGACTCCGCTTTTCTTTTGCGCCTTACTGCTGAGGCAATCTCGGATGGCTTCATTTTTGCTGCTCGTGATGCTGGAACGCATTTGGGGTATTTACCCTTGCCGGCCTTATCTCTCCCACACGGCTCAAACCCACCGCCAGGCTTTGGCCTGGAAATGTCTACCCATTTCTCTTTAAACCACTGTTTCAGGGATTTTGAATCATAGGCATCAAGTCCATCCTCATCCCCAAAGAGAGCTTCATCAGAATAGTCTTCCCATATCTGCGGCATGGGGAAATCTGCAAAGAGTTCTTCCTCTTCCGTTTTAACGCGAACTGTAATCAACTTCAAGGATTCCAGCTCTTTTATTTCGCTATCTATATCATCCATCGAAGCGCTTCCTGCCTATGACCGTTAAGTGGTGTGCACGGGTAAAACATTATCCCATAAACATCAGTATAAATGTCCCATAAATGCGAAAGGCCCCACCTCCGCTTTTCAGCTTCGGTGGGGCTCTCGCTATTAATTATTTAGGCTCAGGCCCCAGGTGCCTCGTCGAACGTCACCTTAACGAAAGCCTCTGGGCGCTTGACGGCGAGTGCCAGTCTTTGCTCCGCGAGGATGACGATGGCGTTACGGACGAAGAAGTCCGAGTGCTGCTCTGAGATTCGGATGCTTGCCTGCTCGCGGTCGTACAGCTGAGCGCCGGTGCCGAAGGCGCCGACGAGAGCCGTGCCCTCGGTCATGGCCGGAGTGTCGACGATTGGCATACGCCAAACCTTCGGCTCGCCACCCAACGCGACCGAAACCGCGATGAGGTACTGGCCGTTGGCATCCTTGGCTAGCTCGATGTCTTCCCAGTCGTTCGGGTGAAGAACGATGCCGGTTGGCTCGTAGTACGCGAGGAACGACAGTGTCGCCGCGCGACGCAGAGCGTCAGCTTTCGTGTCTGCAACCGGAGTTGACGCACCGTCTGACCAGTCGTACTCCTGGATGCCTGAGGTCTGAAGAACACCAGTCAGGTTCTCGCCGGTGCCGCTGCCGTTGAGAATTTGCGAGTCCTCAAGGAGACGTAGACCGTACATCAGCTCGTTGTCGATGATTGAACGCAGCTGCGGTTCATCAGCCAGAACGTTGCGGTGTGCTGCCTCCCAGTGCGCAAGGGTGCGAACTGGAGCCTGCTCACCAACGAACTGGAACGACGACTGCGGCTTAAGTGCAAAAGCGGCGCCGGTTCTTTCAGCGACTGCGGCAGCATTGTTTGTGCCGCCCCCCGAAATGGTAGTGAAGCCGAGCTGACGGAAGTACTCGATAACCGCTGCGGTCGTGGTGCGAACTGGGAACAGGTCGCGAACACGCTTTGTGCGCATTGGAGGAGTAACCATCGGGTCACGCTGGATTGTGCCGAATGAACCAGGGGTGCCAGTCGGCAGTGCCGAGAAGACATCCTTGACGTTATAGCCGGTCAGCGAAACGCCAGCCTGCCACGGAGCGGACATGTTTGCGCCATTACGACCATTGTTCAGTGACTTGAACTCTGGTGAATCAAGGAACATCTCACCGATGGTCTTGATTTCGCGTGATGTGAGTTGCTGCATTTCGCTTTGCGCGGCAGCAAATGCACCGGAAACTGTCTCTTGTGGCTCTGCTGACCACGCAGTAACCTGCGACATGTCCTCAAGTCCAGAGATTAGGCTCTTGATTTCCTTGATGTCGGCCATGTTCTTGTCGAACGCTGACTTCTGCTCAGCAGAAACAACAACAGCGCCGTCTTCGATTCTGAAGGAGTCGGCGATTGCCTTGTTGTCTGACATTTTCTGACGGAGAGCTGCTTGGAGCTCATCGATTCTTGATTTGTCTTGCGACATTGTGTTTACCTCTTGTGAAGTGAGATGGGTGGATTTTTGCTTCGGCTTAGGTAAGCACCCAGCGCTGTTAGATAAACATAACAGAGATTTACACCTATTAGTGTAACTACTTAAATTTACAACTTTTGTGTGTAAATCTTTTAGCGATTTTTTTTCTTACGCTTATCTAGTTCTCGCGAGACTATTGTTCTCACGGAACGCTCAAATTCCGCCACTCTTCCCCTCCTGCCCAACGAAGTTGAGCCTGCGACACGGGCATAGTCGCTCATGTTGCTGCATGGCATCCATACTGCTCTGCCTGTTTTGGATATTCTTCTGCTTATCCCTATACACCCAAGCTGTCTCGAGCGGAATTTAGCCGACTCCGGGTCCACAAATACGTCTGGGTCGTTGTCTCTAACATATTCCGGCCCCTTGCGAGATTCCGCCTTGCTGACAAGGCCCCCGGAAACAAGGCCCCCGCCGGGAAGCGTGTCAATTGATATTGGACCCCTTTCCTCAAGGTTCTCCCAGTCGTCACCTCTTCTTCTTGCTTTTTTGCCTCTTCTGAATCTTTTTGGTTTTTCGGATTTTCCGCCGTATCCCGAGTCCTTGTTTTCCTTGAAAGTCTCGTCAGACTCAGCAGCGTTAGAAATTTTCTGTAATTCCTCATGAGAAGAGCACGGCACCCAGTTTCCATTTTTGTCCTGATGAATTCCAGAACATCCGAGTATTTCGGCCATTCTGATTGCTTCCTTTTTAGCTAAATCGCCAGAAAGGACTCTTTTCTTCTTGTTCTTATCCCTGGCCATTTCTGCCCCTACGTCTGGAGTATTCGATTTTTGATTCAAAGATTCTCGCCTGTATCGATTTTCCCTGTCCGACGACGTAATCGACACCTATGAGACTTTTTACCCTTCGATTTATGCGGCTATTTGTTGAGTATGGGACTGGCAGGTAATTCTTTGATGCGAGCCCCATTCTTCTTGCAGAAGACCGACCAACCGATGTCTCTATTCTCTCTCCTTCATATCCATAGCCAGCATCGTTTGGTAAAACAGAAGGCCTATTTGTTATGGGGTCGAAGAACACATGCGACGCTTTCATGTGTGACAATGCTGAAATTTGCTTGCTATGAGTGATAAATAGCGTAGTTCTATAATCGAGGCTGCCCTGCGAGAATCCATGACTATTCCTTTTGAAGTTCACCGATTTCTCGTTCGCTGTAATGTTCGTCATTTTTCTACCAACATACACATATGTGGGACTTAGCATTTCTCTAATTTCCGAAAGGGGAAAAAAATCATCGCCGGCAATCATGGATGAGACTTTTTCTTGAGCTTTCGCCGTTAGCGGTCCATATGGAGTCTTTACCATTCCCTCTGGAACAAAAGAGTAACCATAGGAAAAATATGTCTCTTTAGCTCTATCTGTTATCGCAAGTATTGATTCATCGTTTGGTGACGACTTAATCATTACTGCGAATGGCGACGATGTTATCGGGTCATAAATAAGTGAGAAAAGTTTCATAATTTATCCTCGCAAATAATCAATAATTGAGCGCTTGCTCGAGGTCAATAAATCGAGTCTTATAGCGTATATTTTTCCGATTATCTCAAGATGCTGTTTCTCCCCGTCCGATAGGCCCCCGATATTTAGTTTTCTCCTTAGTTCTCTTACTTCAAACTCTCTTGCTCTCCTGATGAGCGAATCAAGGAATTTTCTGAAGACTATTTGTTGCTCTATTTTTAGTTCTTTATAGTATTTAGAGTAGTCAACTGTGCCCTCTACGCCATAAAGACCAGCTATTCCTAGCTTCATGCGTTTTGTAATTTCTATTTTGCTTAAGTCAACGAGACCGGAAGTGAAGTTCTGCGCAAGGACCGGTACTTCGCCGTCCATTGTTGTTACTCCATAAACTGAAGTCATCGGCCTGCCGCGCTGGTCTGTAAGAATGTCAGAAATCATCATTCTTGCTACGTCTTGCGGTTTAAAATCTGACATTTTTGCATTTGGGTTGAATGTTGCCCCAGGTATAGATGTTTCTATATCTTCTCTTAGGTACTGCCTCCTGTCACCAGCCTTACCAACAAAAAGAACATCTGGAGACTCGAGTCCAAGATGCTGCTGTACGTCTGAAGCAAAACGCTCAGCAAGGTGCTGGAATTTATAGTCAGGTCTTGTATAGAAAACGTACTTTCTATTGCCTACCACTACAACTGTTTGCTTCGCATCTATTCGCTGTTTAGCTATGGTGTCTGATTTAGCGAGAACAGTTCCCAGTATTGAAGAATCAATATCCGATAGGGAGCCGCCATTTGCTACATGCTCAAGCGCTTCATCAACAGATTTTATTTTTGAACCGGCAGCCCTCGCACTATCTGTATCTTTCGTTGACTCAAAGTTGGGAGCCTTTTTGGGAGACTTCATCCTGGACATATCAAATGCGTATTTTGTCCAATTTGGCTTGCCGTTTATTATTTCGTTTGGATTTTTTATTCCGACGAACTTTTCAGAATAGGAAATACCGTCGCCCATTTCATCAGCAACATACTTGAGGCGTGCTGCTGGGTCTTTGCTATTAATCATGCGTTCGGCAACCTTGATTGTTTTGCCCAGTTTTCTTCTTTCCCCAACAGTCAATTCACGGGCTTTAGATAGGGAAATTACAGAACCCCCGGGCATTACATACATCACTGAACTAATCCCAGTGTTGGATAGGAGCCCCATTTCGTCGTTGCCAAAATCCTTGGCGGAAAAGGCAGATAGGAGATAGGTAGCCCCCTCCATATCCCTGTTGTCCGGGACGGAGCGAAGAACTCTTGCTGGCACTACTGGCTCAAGAACAAAACCATCTCTTCTAACCATTCTTGCGGCTCGAGACCTATGGTTAGATAGACCTTCTACCATCTCTTTTATACGGGCGAGCGCCGCTTTTTGGTTATAGGCAGAAACTTTAGGAATAACCGTATTAGGGTCGCGTGAAACTATTATGTTCCCTGGAGATGGAGCGCCCCCCAATATTTCACCAGTGACTCCCGGCATTGCTGCAGGGCCACGAATTGCTCTCCTGACCGCAGATAACGCCAACCCCAATGGTGAAGGTATGTCAAATAGCTTTGCGCCGCATGTTGAAAGTCTTGAGTCGGTAAACCTTCCACCGTACTGATATCCCTCGGGACATCTGTACCCCCTATTGCGGCCAGGAACAGTTCCCCCTCCACCACCACCAGGTAGTCCTGGGGTGATTGTTCTCCACACTGCGGAGCGGATTGGTGAACGAATTGGGCTAACGTCGCCCGGAATTATTGTGGAGACAATAGAGCGGCCAACCTGCCGCGCTGTAATTTTCGTCTCTATCCCAGACTCTGCGGTAATAGTTTTTCTGGAGTACGAACGCATTGAGCTAGACCGGTTAACGGAAGCCTTATATTCGACTACTGACTTATTCGACGAGGCAACGTCCTTAAAAACGTTAAGTGCCTTTTTCGAAAGGTCAGCGACTATAAATCTTGTTATAGTTGCAGGCTTTTCTCCGCAACATTCCGAGAAGTCCTCATTTTTCATCGCAGCAGTCTTCAATCATTTCGTAATCGAATGGCAGAATTTTAAATTCGCCGTTGTCTAATTCTGCCTCAATTTCCCAGTTAGAAACATCGCGTAGTTCTTTCACAAATACCGGTTCAAGTTCCACAAAGTCAAGAAGAACAGAAATGGCATGCTTAAAATCCGCCTCTGTTACAACGTAATTTTGCATTTCGTCGCTCTTGTATTCGTAGAAGTCGGAAAAGAACATCTCCTCCCCGAATGCGTCCTTCTTTTTGCCGCCCCTGAGCTTCCTTAGACGGGCATTAAACTGGGCATTACCCCAGTTCCTCTTCCTTAGTTTGCCTTTACAATTCTTCATCCCCGGGTGGTGACAGCCCTCATTTGGCCAAAGTCCAGTTGTTTCGTGGTGGAGCCAGGCGCAAATTCTTTCTAGTGGATATAGTTCAGGATGGTTCGCGAGAATGACCCTGCACCTGCGGAACCCGCCAGGTTTTCTCATGATTGGTCTCCAATAGCGGAGAAGTCTCTCTAGATTCCCACGGCGAGGACCGTAGCCCCTCAGAATGTCGCCGGTTATGAGCTCCTGCGGGATGAAATCTGGGAGCACCCCTTCGCCGGGTGCCTTTTTCTCAAATTCTATTGACATTTAGTCCCGCCTCATATTTTCCGAGCGTAAAACTTCTGATTTAATCATTTTAGACGATATTAGTCTGTCATTAACGAGAACACGGATATTCCCGTTGGCAAAGTCTGCGGCCTTTTTGTCTATGACGGCTTTTCTTTTTTGCGACTTGCCGTCTGATACGACTACCCCTTCAAGCATCTCTTTTGGTATGTCTTCTATTTTGAGGACAAACACCTCTTTCCACATCGCGCGTTTCCTTGGGTCAGAATCACCATCCCAGAAGAACTTATGAAAAGGGGAGGAAGAGATTTTGGTTATCCCCGATGTCTTCGATAGGTAAGAAAATACGTTTACATCCTTACTCTTGCCGTCCCTGCCGACGAGGGAGCCATCCTTTTCTCCTGGACTAGTGCCGACTATGTAGTAGAGCTTTGAATCACCGACATAAGCGACTAAAACTTTGTTCATTTCTTAGCCCCTTCTGGTTTTTTTACTTTGCCTTCAAAGCCAAACCCCTTGGATATGGAGCTTTTAATCATGTCGTCAATCTCCTTGACTATCAAGGACTTGATGATTGTCTCTACGTCGTCTGACGGTCTAGCCATTTTGTCGTAGTTTCTAGGGTCCTCTATATTTCTACCCTCCGGGTGCGAAAACTTGATATAGCCAATTCCAGACTTTTCATACTTTTTCCGTACGTTTCTGGCTGTTCTATATTCACGCAACTTCTGCATAGAAGGGGTGTTTATTGGACCCTTTTCGGTTATGGCCGAAACTATGAGTGATGGCTCTATTGATGGGGCTAGACGCTTTGCCCTGTCCATGAACAACTTGTCATTAGCGAAATCTGATATGTCCAATGATTCCGCTATTTGAGAAACTTTCGTATAGGGGAAGTGTATTCCCTGAACGTCTTCTTTAAGGAAGCCGCCAAGTATTTGTGCTTCGTAGGTTTCATGCGCTCTGTCTTTAGATGGGTCATCTTTGCCTACCGGTGGCATTCTTCCCTCTTTGTCGGGGAGGGCATTTAGACCAGAGAAGTCATCGTCGATAGACGCCTTTAGCAGTCCGATAATTGTTCTAGCCATATTCTTCTTAGAGTCTGCGCCATCGTCATGTATTAGGGCGTCGAGTATTTCTTCAGAATCTTCCGAACGCATCGCCACTGGTCTTCCGCCAGTTTCCATGCTGTCGCCGCGCATGTAGGCTGTTCTTCCAGAAATTTCTGGCTTCAGTATTACTTCTATTTCGCCCTGAAGCGTGACTTCACCATTTGGTGAAATATCCCCCTCTTCTATTGGGGCAGTACTCCACGGATTGGTGTCTCTTTTTGCGTTCGACTCAACTTTTTTGTCGTTTGACTTATTGCGCACATAGCCGATAACTGGTCTTAGTTCGTCTGGGGCCCCATCCGGTATGCCGAGTCTTGACTCGTATCTCTTCCTTATGTACTCAGTCATCTTTGTTACCAGTGAACGATGTCCTTTTGGCCACCATTCCTTTCCTTTTGCGAATTTCTTTTTTGGGATTCTTGAATGCTGTTCTTCTGTCAAGTCTCCGTGAAGAAGCCCCCGACGGCTCTGAAGACACTGTGAATGGATTCCAGTCGCCAAATGGAACGTCTTCTGGGGTTGATGGTATTTTGTTATCCATCAGAAATCAATCCCCCCTCTTGTGTTCTCTGTTATATCTGCCGGCTTTGCTGACGTCCATCTATCACCATCAGCAATTCTTATGGAGCCGTTCGGGCTTATCCGGGAAATTTCCTCTAGGGAAATATAAAGAGGGTAGCCATTATCGAACGTAACCCCCTCGTACATTGAAGAGACACTCGCACCATTGTGTATCCCGGAGGTTGCCCCAAGCTCAGCTGCGATGTCATTAAGCGCTTTAGCGGCTCCACGAGTATTTGTTTCTAGCCTTCCCGGCTCTATGGGGTGCTTCATCCCCATCTCAACGAGAGCATCGTCAACTATTTTCTGGTCGCCATTGTCTCCATTTGTTTTAACTATTTTAAATTTTCCTTTTGGAACCTTAAGACCGGAACCAGGCGGTGGGACCATCCACGAATCTATTGGATATAGGTTTTCAAGAGAGTCTGGATTTGAATCAATCATTTCCGTCATTGGAACGATGATTACCGTAGAAGCTCCACCCGTTCTTTCTTCGTGTCCACCTACATAATGATTTACCGCAAAGTGAATAGTTCCTCTGTGGTGCTCGCCAGGGGTGCCGTCCACCTTCTTTAGCTCATGGTCGCCGAGCGGACGAATTATTACATTTCCGGCTTCGTCTTCTTCTGGTTCAAACTTTGCTGGTACGGCATGTACGAAAAATAGGTCTTCTTTCTTTGCTCCAAAAGCTCTAGCGCTTGACGCCTGGTCTGAGAAGCGAGAAAGTTGGAATTCTTTTTGTTCCCCTTTCATTCTCGCTATTATTTTTTCACCAGCTTCTGATAGTTCATCCAATTCTTTTGCTGCGTCGCTGTCTCCTCGCGATGCCGCATATAGGAGGGCGTCTACGTATGTTGGTTCGGTATTTTTATCCCCATACTCTCTGTGATATGCCCTTGCAGTAATCCATTTTCTAGCCATATCGCGACCTTCTTTTGTCGTTCTGTCTAAACCACTTATGGCATATGGGTTTATCGGTAATCTTTCCACATCATCAGCAATACCCTCCTTGGGGCCACCAAATGAAACTTTTTGACCGTCTATTGTGTGTACCGGGTAGGAAAATCTTTTCTGAGTTCTAATGCCATAAACATCATCAGTTGTATCGCTAAGAACTGGTGTCGTTAGAGTTTCTGTTTCTTTGTTTACAGAACCATTTTTAACCTTGCGCCTAGTTGCCCCAGATGAGAATCTTGAACTATCTGATGGGGGTAAACCAAACGGGTCATCTATTACGTCGCCAACTGTGAAGGCGGTTTCTGGTGAATCAAGAGCCTCTATGTCTGCCACCGAGCGGTCGCCCTTGGCCCTCCTGCTCAATCTGCCAACAACACTTCTGGTTTTGTCGCGCGCCGCACTGGCGGCATCCCGCGCTTTATCTCCAGCTGCACCAGCAACTTCTTTGGCTTTCTCTCCAGCAGCCCTAACGGAGTCACTTTCGGCTAGCTCTTTGGCTTTCTCTGTTGCCCTCTTTAGGCTGTCGACCGCAGCATCAACAGCCCTATCCGGCAGTCCATCTGGAGCAATTCTGCCTATCTTTGAAAGAACAGAATCAGCTTGAGCTCTAGTGATTTTTCCGTTCTCTACAAGCTTGTCTAGCGTTCTTTCCGCTACTTCTCTGCCACCTCGTCTTGCTAGTTCTATGGCCAAACCAGTAAGAGCTGCTTGTGGCCCATATCTCAGGTTTAGGGTTGTATCAAGAATTATCTCAGCAACATCGCGCTCTTCCTCGCTAAGGTCGAATCTCTCTATGACCTTGCTGATGGCTGCGTCTTTTGCTCTCTTCTTTAGTCCGCCCTTTAGCACAACTCCGGCTATATCTGGGCGTGATTTTCCTCCAGAACTAAATCTTGATTCTCTTCCATATCTACCATTATCAACAAATGCGTCAAGCTCTTCTGTACGCATCCTGACTCTCGGTCTTGAGTCAATCTGGGAATGGAACCTCTTGGCAGCCGTATTTAGAATTTCAGAAATTTCTTCATCGGAAGAATTTTTAATCAAATCGAGAACTACTGGGTCTATTCCGCCGGAGTTAAGGCCGAGCTCTTCTTCTGCTCCCGGAACCCTGTCTAGCATGTCTCTCAAAGAAGCCAGGACGCTGTTTCTTTGTTCATGCATCATTCCTATTCTTTCGGTCCGGCTTTGAGGCATGCCAAAAATTTCATCTAGCTCGTCAGTTCTTGATGACTTTTTCGCCCTGTTTAACACTTCGCCGGAAGGAGCAGAGCCCCATTTTTTCCCGGATGACATTCTGTCCCCGCCACCCATATATGGCTTAATCTCTGGGATGTTGTCCCAGTCAATCAGATAACCGCGAGAAGGACCTTCGTATGGGTCCGAATAGTTATTGTTCTTTATCATGCTGCGTATGTCCAAAAAGTCATGCAGCGAAGATGCAAGTCTACTCATTGACTGCTTTTGGTTTAGTGATATTTCTCCGCTTCTCGACCTCTTGTCCCCAGTGATACCATCAGCAATTTTTTTGACATCATCTATCAGTTCGCTTAACTGTTCATCAGTAAGGTCCGATAATTGGTCCGTACCAAACTTTTCCCTCATCAACGAGGTGACTTTTCTTGCGGAAGAACTGTAATTTGTGTATCTTGTGCCGTCTAGTTGTTCCTGTATTCTTTGCAGTTCATCTCTAGCAACAGAGCCAGGGCCCGGAAATCTATCTCTCTTACCGGCTTCGACAACTCTATTAATCGCTGCCGTTGAATTTCTTCTTTCCCTGCCATATGAAGGCCTGTTCTTTGGCTTTGGAGTTTCCGGTTTTGGTTTTGGTTTACCAAAATCTTCCCACGAAAACGGCTTTTCTTCACCAGCAGAACCCCCGCCGCCAGATGGGTTGCTGGGCTTCGGCTTTGGTTTATCTGGAGATGGGTCTGAATCTGAAGGCTCATCAGGAAAATCGAATATATCCAATACGGAATCGTTGTCGTCTTCTATGCGTGTCTTTTCTGGCTCGGCAACTCTTGGTTCTGAGTACCGCCCTTCTTCACGCCGCTTGTTGATGTGCTTATCAACGACTCTCTTTATCTTCTTTTCTGCGCCCTTGCGTTGCGCCCAATCCTTAGTATCAGGACTTCCATCTCCAGGGGCTACGCTCTTAACTAGGTCGTCCAGGGCTGCTTCTGTATCTTTCTGAGAAACTACCTCTAGAACAATGGTGCCGTCTTCTCTTATTTCTGCAACACGGACATCTCCACTTGGAAGGACTATCCTTTGTATCCCGTCGTCCTTTTCCTTATCAAATGACCAGTCAGGATAAATGCCCTTGCTTCCCTCCGGTACGCGAATTACTACCTTTCCAGGGCCAACTGGATTAGACGACGTAGGAACTCGGCCAGTCAACAGGCTGTGCTCTAGCTCAGTTAATTCTCCCCTGAGTATTTCCTGAATTATCTCATCAGGTATTCCTTCTGTTGCCTCTATTTCTATGGTCTCGGAAAGTGATGATTTATCCATCAACTCCAGGAACGGAATCAATATATTTTCTAGCTGCTGCTCAAGGTCTGCTATGTATCTATTCTTTGGGTCATCTTTAATTCCGAGCTTTTGCGCTCTTCTGCGTCTTCTGGCTATGGCAGCAATTGCCCCCATGACAGTTTCTGGGTCTAGGAGTTTCCCGGTGTCGTTTTCAGCGTCGCCCATCTCAACGAGAGCATCCCTTTCGGCGGCAGTTGCCTGCTCGAGAAGTTTTTCTCTTTCGCTTATTGCATGAGTGCGCGCACCATTTTTCCCATTATGGGAGTCAAATTTCTTTGCTGGCTTTTTCTTCTTTGGCCCTGTTCCGGAAAAACCACCACTTTCATCTCCACCGATAGTTTCTGGCTTTGATTTTTCCTTGAGTTTTCCCTTTAGCTCTTTTACAGCATCCTCTCTGTCAACTGAGTCAACTCCGGATGTTCTTCTCTTTATGTACTCGTCCCTATATATTCCTGCCATTTTCTTTAGGACATCGCGCTCTTCGGTAGACAAGCCTTCCGCTTTCCTAGAAAGCTCAGCGTCTACGAATGCATTGACCAGGTCGTCCATGGACATAGACGAGGCATCGGTCCTGATGGTCTCCATGAAAACTGCCTCTGCGCGCTCTTTAACCTTGTCAGGAGGAAGAGTTCCCCTATCTGCCATCTTGTCGGCAAGAAGCTCTTCGAGCCTTTCCATTGCCTCACGTGATGGCAAGACGGTAAACCTCTTGGCCCAAGCCTTTGTCAGTTCGTGAATCATTCTTATTGCGGCGTCTCTATCCGCTACCTCGCGCCACAGTGAGTCTGCAGTCTCGTCAGACCCTTCAAGCGCCTCATCCATCACATTGAGGTCTTCGTTCAGAGTGAGAAGCATGTCGATAATGTCGTCTTCTGACATCGTTTTTGCACGCTCTTTTAGACGCTTTATCTCGTCATTCTTGGCCTCTATATAGCGCTCTTTTACTCTTTCAGCCCTATCTCTAGCTATTCTGCTACCGGCGTCATAATAGGAATCAGCCACCGCTCTAATGGCATCAGCGTCAGATGCGGCCCTATCTGAGAAAGTTTTTCCATAGGCGAAGTCGTCCATGTACTCAAGTGCGGCGTCTACGTCATCTCCAAAAATAAGACCAAGGCTTCTGAGAGCCCATAGCTCCGCGCCTATCTCCATCGAGCGGCTTGACGTGCCTTCTGGGTTTGCTTCCCATATATATCTTCCAGCCAGGAAGGAGACTGCTTCACCCCTGGTCTGGAGGCCCTTAATTGCGTCGAGAGGAACGCTTGTCTCCCCCCGCATTATTTTGAGTATATCTCCGGCCGTGAGCTTTGACGGGTCGGTTATTTCCCTTCTTCCAATCTTGATGCTTCCACCAGTAGCAAGCATGTTCTTAACGTATTCGTGAAGTGCTTTGGCTTGTATTGAGTGCGCTATTTCGTGCTTCATCGTATGGCGACCTATGCCAGAAGGCCCCTCAACCATGCATGCCATATTGGTGGCAAAAGCATTTGAGTTAACTAAAAAGTCGTGCAGATGTGCAACTCTCTCTGCTTCAGTTTTTCCACCTTCTGCATATATTCTTAAGCGCTCATTCGTTTTAAGATTGGGCATTTCGCTTTCTTGTCTGCCCATCATGTGGGTTATATCTAGGTCTATGTTCCCTAAAAGCTTTTCTCCGCCAACTATTCCTCCTATAGAGAAAGCTCCGTCGTCCTCATCTCTACCATTGACATAACTGATGGAGTCAATTACGTCCTTTATGTGCTCCGGGTTTTTGATTACCTCGTCTATGAACGCCTCGAGTGAGGCTCTTTCTGTCTCGTAATACCTAGCTATGTCACCCTTAACAAGAATCTCTTTATCCTCTCTTGACAAGGACTTGTATGTTGGGTCAGCTTCCAGTCGAGCCCTGATTCTTGCCTCGACAATGTCGGGAGTATCTCTGTTTTTTAGTCTTGTATTAATGACCCCATTTTCTCGGAGTTTGTCGATTGTCTCTACGAGGTCTGCGTTTGTTGCTCTTTTGGCATCAGAGGAATCTATTCCTAGCCTTTCCTGGAGCTCCCTTACTCTTTCGCCTTGACGTCTAAACTCCTCCTCGGCTCGAACCATTGCATTGACGAACCAGCGCTCGCCCTCTGCAACCCCGCCCTTGTCGCGGTACTTTCTGTACTCGCCGAAACCCATTCGCTTGCCGTTTTCGTCATACCACGAAACTCTGCCGAATCTGCTGTTATCGAAGTCAAATATAAAATTGGCAATTCTCTTTTGGAGACTTTTTGCGCTTCTTCTTTCTTCACCCTCTGGCGCGGCTTCCCTAGCTAGTTCAACAAGTTTGCCAACAAGCTTCGGGAGGCTCACGCCGAAGCAGTTAGAACCGTTTGCGTCAGTAAATTGGTTAGCGGCTGGAGTGCCCGGAGGACATCTCATTTTACCTAATTCGTCAAAGACCACACCTATACCCTGCGCAACTCTGCCAATGAGGCTATTCCCGCGAGCGATTTTGCCTATCGAGTCACCAAGACTTTTACCTTCGATGCCATCGAGGTCTGGATTTCTGTCTCTATCTAGTTCCCTATTGAAGTACAGTGGGTCCATCAGTTTCTCTGAACCCTCTATTTTTTCTCCGTTTCTTGGATTTATTTGATACTTCTCCATGCGAATAAGCGGAGATTCTGCAAGCTTTCGCTTCATTTCCTCCACGGAAACTGGTTTAGATTTTGGCAGAAAGCCGAAGTTGGGCTCCATCTTCGCTGAATTCCTTGATTCAAATGATGGAAATAAACGAAGAACTTTTCCCGGGCCAGCAGTTTCGTTAGGCATCAACCTGTAACCGTCGACCTCATGCTTCATTCCCGGCGGCCCCCCCTTATTCTCCCGCTTCTTATCGTCAGTTTGGCCGGGCAGGGCCATACCACCAGCCATAGCAGCCTTGACTGCATAGTCCGGGTCAAGAGTGAGTGTTTTTGAAGAGGCACCAATCGAGAGTCTGAACGATTGAGCAGACTCTATAAAGTTTTTTCTTCCTGCAAGTGGAGATACAAAACGTGGAGAAACAAGTGTTCTCGTCTTGTGCGTAAACGTACCCGCCATTTGGGGTCCGCTTTCTTTAGTTGATTTCTGTTTCGGCCTGAAGAAGCTCGAACTCAATTAGCGATGCCATTAGCTCTGCGTCAACTTCAGAGGACTTCTTCTCAGAGTCTCCGCCCATCACCCAGTTTGTAGGAATCAGGCTTTCTTTGCCCATTTCCTTAGCTCTCTTCATGATGTGGCGCTTGGTTGCTTCTTTATCTTTGGCTCGACCAAACGCCTGGATTGCATTCTTGAGGTCTTCCTCACCCGCTATTGGGTAGGAACCATCCGGCATTGCCGTGCCCTCTTTGGCCATCGCCTGTCTCTTATCATCGCTAAATGCGCGCTTCAAAGCAATTTCGGCAGCCTCTGCTTCAATTTCCTCAGCCTCATCCATCTCGTACTTGTCATATCCAAGCAATTCGCCGTCCAGTGAAACGAAAACGTCATATGATTTGCCATCAAAGCCGTCAACCTCTACTGCAAACGCATCTATTCCCTCGAATGAATCTCCCTCAACCGCAATTACGTGACCGTCAATCGCCTTTACGGCAATATCAGCAGCCTCAAACATAGTAATTACTCTCAGGTCATCAAGTGCTGACTTGATACTAAGGGTGTCCTCAAGTTTATGGAAGCCCAGTAGCTCCCCGGTCGAAGCCTCGTAGAAAACCTCGTATGTCTTGCCCGACTTCTTTTGAACATCAACGACAAATAAATCGTTAAGAACTGAATAGCCAGAAGCCACGGTTACGCCGTCAATAATCTCTTCGGCCATTCCCTCGGCGTGAATAAGACCAGGCATACCTTTTTCTGAAGCGCAACCGCCCTCACAGTTGTCACACACGGGAATATGTCCCGCATATGCCTTTCTGTCAAGAGCGCAAAGATATCCGGAGGAGCCAATATCGGCTGATTTGATGCCCATTGTCTGTAGGCGGCGCTTATACGCACGGTCCATAGCGCCTTTCATATCCTCTTCGTCTTCGTCTTCGTCTTCGTCTTCCTCTTCATCTTCGTCGTACTGCATGTCCTCTTCGTCGTCCATGGCATCTTCGTCCATGTCATCCTCCGACATGTCCTCTTCGTTCATTTCTTTCTTGGACATTTCCTCTTCCATGTCCTCTTCCTCGTCCTCCATGTCGGGAGCCCAAGGCTTCTTGCCATATTTCTTTACATACCTATCAAAGCCGTACTTCTTGTAGTAGGAGTACTTTTCCTCGTTCATCGACTCCTCGTCTTCAGAGTCGTCTTCCTCTTCCATTACGTCTTCCGACATATCTCCGTCGGTACGCATCCCCTTGGCGGGTTTCCGACGAAGTTTGGACGGAGGGTTATACGAACCCATCATTTTTTCCTCTTCGGAGTCCATTTCTTCGTCTTCCTCGTTCTCGGGCAACTCCTCTTCAGATGCTTTCTCGTCTTGTGCTTCCTCGTCCTCTGGCATCTCTTCATCTACTGGTACAATTTTGGCCTGAACAGGAATAGCGCCGCATTTACCGCATATTTTCGAGTCGGCCTCGAAGCCGCAGGCAGAGACGTCGGCACCCTTCGCGCACTTAAGTACATTCCCGTCGACGTCAACACTGAGAGTGTTCTGCATTTCTTTGTCCATAAAAGACGGTCTCCTATATTGTCACTGCCGTAAAATTATACTCTAAACTATCATTCGAGTATGTATTGCGGCATATATCCGCTAATGTCAAATACCTTTTTGCTTTGAGAATGTCTCTAGAAGTTCAATTGTTTTTGAAATTCTGTTAATAACCTTAGTTGATAGGGGTCCCCCTGGGGCGGTGCTTTTAATGGCCGCTTCCACCTCCATGCGTAGGTATGCGGGAAGAATGCCTGCAACCTGGAGCAGTGATTCTCTCCCAATGTCGTCAGACATTCCGACCCATGCGCTCTTCGTCCCGTCAACATCATCAAGCGTTTCTTCGGCTACTTCGGCACCCTCAAGCACTTCCCTCATCTTTTCGATGAGAAGCTTCGACGCCTTTTGGGCCTCTCTTGCTGCTTCTTGTAGGGCCTTTGGCTCCTCGCGCAAAACCTTTAGCCAGTTGGCCAGGTAGTGAGCGTGGTCTTCTCGTGGCTCTGCAGCCATGCCGAAATTGGCCATCAAGAAAGCCGAGCCAAGCTCTGCAACCAATTCCTCCCGAGCGTATGCAGGGGTGCCGAAGCGGTTCATGTTTGGCCTATCAAGTCTGGAGGAGTGTCCAGTCCAGTGAACAAGCTCATGGCCAAGGGTCGCGTAGTAGCCCTCTGGGGTCTTGAAGTAAGCAAACGGCGGCATAACTATCTTATCGTTTGACGGGCTGTAGTAAGCACGTGAGCCATCTCCGGTTTCTATGTCTGCACCGACTATGGCGAATGCTTTTTCGGCCCTCTCCACTCTGGCTGCCTCATCAAGAAGGTCTTTGGGCTTGTCGTCGTAATCTTCTGGATTTATTCCCTCCACCTGGGCAACGTTGAACACGGTATATGCGCTCCAGTTGACAAGCTTTGTCTCTTCTTTACCTGTGTCTGGGTCCTTAACCTTCTTGAAAACTGGCTTCAGGAGTGTCTGGCCCTTTTCGTTCTTCATTACATTTCCACCCACGCTCTGCCACTGCTTGTATGTAGCCCAGCGGTGTGTTGAGTAACCCTTTTCATCAGCAGCAAGCAACAGGACAAATGGGTTCATACCAGAGAAAACGTGGCCGCTGATTGCGTTCTTCGGCATGGCCCCAGTTCGATGCCATGGGAATTCCCACTTGTCCCCGCCCGATGCCTGAATCTTTTCAATCTGCTCTACAAGCTTCGCTGTCAGGTTCTCGTACCATTCGTCAGCCTTGCCAGAAGACAGGCGCGTTCCGTTTGGAAGGTTCATGTCCATCTTGCTGACCGGCTTGTATTTAGGTAGACCGCCTTCTTCGGCTCGGCCCATGGCCATTTCAATGCCTATCAGCTTCGACGACAGGGAGTTGGCGCCGCTTGATAGGCGCGGCTTGTCGCCGCCCTTCTTTGGCCTGTCAAACCCTGGATTTTCGTCAACCAAGGCAAGCGCTTCATCGCGAAGTTTTGCCATGTTTGTTCTGTTGCTACCTATGGTAGCCTGATACTTGTCATCAATTGATGTCGTAAGTTTATTTATCTTTTCGTCAAGTCTGTCTATCAAGTTTCTTGCGTCATCTTCGCCATACTTGTCGATTGTCTCTTTGCGATACTTACGTAGCTCAGATACCTCGTCGAGCATGTCTGTCATTTCGCGCAGACCGCTTTCTAGCTTGTCACCCTCGTCCTCGAACTGCTTAACTATCCCGTCGATGTATTCATCTAGGTCGTTAACTAGGTCTGTCAGTTTTTCTGCATCTTTTGGACTTATGCCTTGCTCCGTCAGGAGAGGCTCTATATCGTAGGAGACCTGTGTTCTATCGTTAACAACGCTTGGGAACATGTCTGCTATGTGCTGACGAAGAGTTATGGCTCTAGTGAGATTATCTACTTGCTCTCTGCCGACCGTTTCTGCATTTGCAGAAGTTATTGCAACAGCGCCAAGTCGAGGACCGCGAATCGCATCTTCAATATCTGCAGACATTGCATCTTTGTCGATTCCTCCGCCAGGTGTTCTGTACGTTGGTCTAGCCGCCGAGGAGAATCTCATTTCAGCAGTGTCATTTGCAGCACTGGTTAGCCTATTCCCCTTAGGCTTGGCAACGAATCTCTGTCCCTTTTGCGTAGATGGTTTTCCGCTGCTCATTCTTATCTTTGATTCACCGAATGCATCGATGTAACCTCTATCGTTCTTGGGGAATATATCGTCAATCGTAAACCGAGCAGAAGAGCCCTCTGATTCAGCCATTGCATTTAGGCCGTCAACAAGTTCTGACAGTTCCGTTTCCCCAATAAGGTCTAGTTTGCTTAGGTTAAACGTTTTTGGAATTGCACCGTCAGCCATCCTGCTTCTTGGCTGCCCCTTACCATTAATAACATGGTCTTCGTATTCTTTCCCGAGTCTCCCCCAAAGCCTTGCTCCAAATGAATCCTCAGACAAACCAGCACCTCTTGCTGCTTCACGCAGTCTTCCGTATGCGGTAGCAATGAAAACTGAGTCTCTTGCTTGATTGACAAGGTTCCCCAGGTTTGCATCTGTCCTGTCGGCTTCGCGTAGCGAATCTAGGTCCTTAATGTGACCCCTGCGTAGAAGTTCCAGAATAATTCTTGGCCTCGGACCCGTGCGCTTGTAGCCCTTGAATGAGTCCTCCGTTATCGTAAATCCAATAAGTTCAGAAAGCTTCTTTCTTTGTTCTTCTCTGGTAACATCGTCTTTTATACCAAGCGCCGACAGAATCGTATCGAGCTTTATGGCTTGGAATAGCTTCTGTGTCGTTTCCGGCGGCAATGAAGAAGTAGTCGTACCCCGTGCTGAAGTCGGCCTCTTAGTCGTACCCCGTGCTGAAGTCGGCCTCTTACTAGAAGCACCATCTGCCTGTGTAGATGGTTTCCCACCAAGACTGCGTGGGTCTCCAAATCCCCAACTTCCAGCTTCCGTTGACTTGTCAGGGTCACCCTCTCCGTCCCACGACATTGCTTTGTCGTAATCAGCGTCTGTTTTGCCAGGGTTCTGGGAAAGCCAATTCTTCTTGACTGTATCTTTTTGCTCTTCACGCATCCCATAGAAATGTGTGAATGGGTGAGAGTAGACTTCTGCAGGACCAATGGTGTTCTTGTTCTCCAAGTATGCGCGCTTAGCGTCTGCGATGAATTCAGGACTTGATTCGTAGTCTTTTTCAGACTTGCCCTTATTCTTTGTAACCCAATCTCTTCTATTTCCAACATAGTTGGTTATGTTTTTGTTATCAACATACGCCTGCTTGACCTCATCAAGCCACTGCTCTTCGGACAACGGAGTCCAGTTGACCTCTCCTCTTATAAGGTCGTAGTCGGGGTCTCTTGAATCCAGGCCAGAAACCCAGACTGGTGCAGACTTAAACCCAAATGTTTCCAACATGTGGTCTGAAGCACCCCTTGGGCCCAGTTTTGTATTATCGTCGCCAAGCTTTTCGAGAATTGTGATAGCCGCAACGGCCTGCATATGAGATACATCGCCTGACTCTATTTGGTCTAGGAATTTTTCCCTTGCTTCATTAGAGCCGAAAAGCATCTTCTTGACTTGGTTGCGTCCTTCAGGCGTGAACCTTCCATCTTCATCCATTACAGGAATGTCTCTTCCTTCTTGCTGCAAAACTAGGCTTTGGAAGAAATCCCTAGCAGCTACTGGCCAGCCGGTTTGGTCGTTGTAATTCTCTAGTGGGTTATCCAATATTCTTGAAGCTGTTTCATTGTCAAAGAAATCGTCTTTTCGACTTAGTTGGTTTTCTGGTACGTCAGTCCACTTACCGCCTGGTTCTTGGCTTGTGAGGACTACTTTCCCTCTTTGTTTTGCTGAACCGGCGCGTGTGGGTCTCCCTCCAGAAGATAGACGACGCTCTCTTCTAGATGTCTGTGCCCCAGTTGCCTCAAAGTCGGCATCACGCATTTTCCTGATATGGCGCATTTCTGCAGCGCGCACTTCTTGGCGCGTCATTCCATACTTCTCCCCGACTTCCTCTAGGGTTGGGCCAGACATTCTGAGGTTATAAATCTCCTCATCAGATGGCCGCTGGCGGCGCCCAGAAGATAGACCATACTGGCTTAATTCTGACTCAAATTGCCGAACGCTCTCTTCAAATTTTGCAATCGTTTCCGCATGACGAGAATCACGTTTTTCTTTTGATAGGGCATCTCGCGACCAATCATTTTCGATTGCCCCATCAATCATTTTTCTCATTACTTCGCTTGCTGCGAAAGCATCAACATCTGCGTTGTGGTGGCCATCTCCAAGCTCAACGTCAAGATATTCAGTAATTGCGGCAAGACTTGAGGAAGGGACCTTTTCACCATCTTTGTTTGTCTGAAATGGCCCATCTTCTGTTTCTGGTGTCCATCTGGGGAGCACAAGGCTTGCGAGCTCTCGTGTATCTATGTAGCCTGACGGCCTCCAGTCCGATTTCATTTTTGATAACACATCGTCCAAAACAGCTTTATCAAACGTTGCATTTTGAACTCCGAATATTGCATCAGCCCCAGCGAACTCGATTAGCTGTTTGTGAGCATCTTCAACGGAAATCTGTCCACCAAGCCAGTCATCTGTTAGTGGATTTCCGTCTATGTCTTTGAGATTGTTTCGCGACCATTCTCCGAGCGACTCGCCGGGGTTCATGAATAGGTTTATTCGGCCTATTTCTTTGCCGTTTTTAATTTTTACTGCACCAAACTGAACTGGTGCTCCGTTGCTAGTCGCTCTGCCGAATTCATCAAATACTAAACCGGTAGTTTCGTAATCAAAAAATATGATTTCTTGGTCGTTGTATATATTCCTGAAATCTTCCCATGAATCTACATTTTTGAATAAGTCATCCGTAGAACCGAGAAACGCTCCGAGCGTGGGGGGTCGTGGATAACGGGGTGGCTTTCCCCCGGACGACATGCGATTTGCATAATCATCTAGACGACGTTCTGCCTCAGCATCGGCGAAATCGCCCATGATGCTGTCCATATCGTCAAGTCTCTCTGCAAATTCAGGGCTTGACTCATAGTCTTTTTCTGTCTTGCTTGGATTTGCATCCAGCCATTCGGCAAGTTCATTTTCATAAAGACCAGAGCTGTTCTTGTAGAAGTCAGCCCTATTTTCTCTGTCTTCCGCTTCAATCTGTTCAGGAGTAGGGTCACCGCCAGAAGACAAACGACCATCATCCTGTTTGGGCTTATTCGGGGTGGTACGGCCTGAAGAAAGCGCGTTGGCCATTGATTCTGTAAGGTTGAATTTTTCCTTGCGCTTCTCTAGTGAAGCTCTTTGTGCCTCGGTCAGAACATCCCAATCACTCAGGCGTCCAGTTTTTTTGTCAATTTCCCTTCTTTCTTTTCTAGTTATTCCCCTGTATGAGGCACTCTTTGGATTTCGCCATCCCCTTGGGCCAAGGTCGTCGTGTAACTTCTTTACATAAGCCCAATCTTTGCCGGTCAGTCCACCTCGCGTCTGGTACTTTTCCAGCAAGCCGGTCATACCGCTCTCGCGCATGTACGCTAGATAGTCTTGTTCTAGATACCTATCTGGGCCCATGTCACCATTGGTCATTCTAGTGTTGAGTGGTTGTGGGTCTGGAGCGTCGCTGTTGAGCCATTCGGTTTTAAGAAATTTCCATTCTCTGTCGTCGAGGCTGTTTGGGATGTTTGTTCTCCCACCTCTCACGACGTCTTCTACCAGTGGATATTTCCCAAATCGAGAAGCCGCCCACGCAAAAATGGCAAGTTTTTGCTGGTCGTCACGTGGCATGCCTTGCGATTCGGCAACGTCCTTTAATGCTTCACGATTAAATGCGTCGTCCTCTCTCTGTTGGCGCCGGTATCGGAGTTCCGACAGGGCCTCCCAGTCTTTATCTTTAATTCTTCCCCGGCTTTCACCGGTCCATATATCTAATATTCGACCAGCTCCTTCCGGGTCGCGTAGGTGCAGGTCGTTATCGACTATAAAATCAATGAGCTGTTGTTGGCGTATGTATTCGAAGTCTTTTTCGTCTAGACCTTCTCCGTATTCTGAGCCCTTACCAACAACGCGACTCAAGTATTCGTCGTCGGGACGCTTCTTGCTTGCTTCCGCCGCCCATTTATAGAGTTCATCTGCTTCTTTCTGAGTGGTTTCTTCTCGGCCGCGAAGTCGAGACAGTATTCGGCCCGATGCGAACCCTTCGTCAGAATCTCTCTTTCCAGAAGACAGACGACCATCATCATCGGCATCTCCCCCCCTTGAAAATTTTCTAGCTGCCTTTAATCTTTTATCGGCATTCTTGCGACCTGAGCTAAATCTTTCAGATATTCCAGAACCGGAGTTTCCGATTTTTGCCACCGAGAAGGACTCACTCCCCTTTGAGCGGCGACTTCCATCCATCTGGTCAAGCGTTATGTCGTTGTCTTTTACATAATTGAGAACATGCTCGTATGCGTCTGCGAGTGAACTGAACTCAGACTCGTCCGTTGGTGGACCATAGCTGAAGTTGTAAGAAGGCCCATCTTCGCCGCCCATAAAGTCTGCCCTGTAAACAGCCCACGAATCCCTGCCTGCCGGCTGGATTACCATCTTCCCGCCATTAAAGTCGGCAACGTACGTGCCCCTAAACATGTTGTCTTCGTATGTGCCGCCGTCTTCTAGAACCATGTCCTTACCAATGGCGCTCGGCATTGGGTTACCTTTTGCGCCAGACGAGAAACCACTAGGTACGCCTGGGCTTTCGTCATCTTCAGATGTTTCGTTATATATCCATGAAGTTGGGCCTGGGTCTAGTTCGCGTATGGCCCTAGTTGATGCAACGTACTGAAGTCTTTGCTCTTCCGGAGCTGGGTACTCCATCTCACCGGTATTCTTGTTCTTTCTTGGTCTTGGGAAGTCTCCGTAAAGCTGAACTTTTCCGAACTCAAGACCCTTTGACCTGTGTGCCGTCATTACCATGACGTCTACTTCCTGAGCATCACCCGATGTTATTCCGGAGAGAAGTTTTGCAGCCTGTTCTGGTGTTGCGTCTACGAATACTGCAAACTTGCCGCCAGTCTCTTCTGGCTTGCCATACTCAAAGCGATTGATTTTTCCTAAGTTTTCTTTAATCCAGCTCTTTTTGCTGTCATCACCAGATGAGCCTTTTGCTGTGTATGGCAACTGAAAGAACAGTTTTCCATTTTTGTACAAAACGGATGTCTTTTTGTCTCCTGCCCATTTACCCAGACTGCTTGGGTCTATGGACATCTCAAAGCCATCTGTTACTTCGCTAGGAAGAATCCTCTTGCCGGAGCCTCCACCAGATTCCCCCCTGAGCTTGCCACCGACAACGACTTGGTCCAGTATCTCGATAATGTTTGGTGTGTCATTGAATAGCTGTACAAGCATTCTTAGTCGAGGGCTTGCATCCTCGGCGTTGGCTGCATCTGTAACCTCCTGCCATGAAGAGAATTCCTCTAGTTCTGGATGTGGATTTTTTACTGGCTTATCGGCCTTGAGACTTATTGCGTGCCATGCGAATTTCGTTAGGTCTTTCTTGAAGTTTTCCGAAGTCCCTACGATTCTTCCGTTTTTTATTTGCTCAACAACTGCACGTAGCGCCCCACCGTTACTTCTTGTCAGAATTGCATCTGGGTCAACCATCGACTCTGGTTCAACAACACCATCACCCGGCTTTCCTACGCCACGAATTCTATCTTTTGAACCCATGTACGCTAGGAATCTGTTTGCGTATCCAGCTATCTTGCTGTCGAATCTCCATGACCCAGTGAGAGGCAAGTCATATGTGGCTTCCGCTTTCTCGAGACTGTCCGATGCTCCACGGAATCCGTAAATAGCCTGGTAACTATCTCCAACAAATATAACTTGGATGTTCTGTTCCCGCATGACTTTTGCCATTACTGGGTTTATGTCCTGAGCTTCGTCAAAGAATATTACTGATGGCTTTCCTTTGAATAGACCGACACCGTCACTGAGCTGAGGCCTAGATAGTGCCCACATCTTGGTGAATACGGAGTTATCCAATTTCATCACGCCATCAGGGTCGTTCATGTCATCCCATATAGCTTTGGCATGTCCCAAAAGAGCTGGTGGAACATTCTGTATTTTCTTAAAGTGCTGTGTGCCTATCTCATCGTCTTCCGAAATAAGGAATTCTTTAACCGCTTCTCTTACAAGCTTTGTAACATCAACAGCATCAAGGACTATGGGGTTTCCGGTTTTCTCATCTTTTAGCCCGTCCGGATGCTCCATTTGTTTAATCTTGAAATGAATAGATATATCCTTGTTTCTTGTTCCCTTTGACTTCACTCTTTCTGGTGGGTTGCCCTTCATTCTGTCCGTGAAGGCTTCGCCCATTGTCTGCTTGACCCAGTTCCACGATATGGAGTCGCCTGTTCGTGACTCTGTATTGCCAGGGAACTTTCCCTCAGCCTCAAGCTGGATGTCCTTGTTGAACGCCATGTAGACGATTTTCTTCTTTGGGTCCTGACGCTTCAGTCTCTCAGCAATCATTACAAGAGTAGAAGTTTTGCCAGTGCCGGCGAATGCTCTTACAATTACGTTCTCGCCAGTCGCCACCGCATCCGCAATGACTGCCTGCTCTTCTGTCGGTGGGAACTTCTGATAGGAGTAATCAAAGTCAGTGCGAGGCACCGAGCTTGCACCGGAACTAAATCTTCCGCCCTCCTTGCCCACTTTCCCGCGCTCTAGGTCATCAATGAAGTTGTCTATATCTTTTGATGGATTGCCTGCCGCCCTAGCAACCTCGTAAGGCACCTCGGAGAAGAATCTCTGCTTTCCATCGTTATAAGTTATTCCAACACGACCGTCTTGCGGGTCGTATGTCATTTCTGTCGCTTTTCTACTTCTACGAGTATCAAATTGCATCTGGGCTGCGGCGCGAGCTGGCCCACCAGATGAAAGCCTGTCTACATCGTAGTCATCTTCGTCCCACGGTTCTGGAGTTATTGATGGCAGGAAGTCCTGCTCGACCCACTTCATCGCGGAGTCCATATTCTTAAACGACTCTGGATGGTAGTACTCATCTCCAGACTGGCCGCCATCGCGTGCGTAGCTTCCAGAAGTTCTCAGAACAAAGAACTCTCCACCGTCTTCGGATATTGAGTAAGTCGTTTCGTTATCTGGATTTACAACCCATTCGTCACCCTGTTTGGTGGCCTTAAAGCTGTCGTCCGCTTCTGAAAGTCTTACGCCTTTGTACTTCTTCTTGATAGAAGCCATAGCTGCACCTTTGCTTTCGGCATTGTGCATCTCTTCTATGTCTTCTGGGGTTACGCCGTCATAGGCATATACCCCACCCTTGTTGAATCCGACAACAAGCCTTTTGTTGTCGGCATCGTAGAATGCTCCAGTCAGCGCTGAACTACCGGCCGTATCTATTCTCTTGCGTCCAGAAGAGAATTCTTCCGCTGATGGGCCATCCTTGCGCTTTCCGGGACGAGTTTTGGCGCGTAGAACATTTCTATCGCGGAATCTCTGAAGGTCCTCTTCTGACCATGCTCCCTGATTTGATTTGCCCTGTCGCCGATTCTTCCGACCTCTACCGGTTCTGCCAGAGGAGAGTCTTTCTCTTCTCCAGAGTCTGCGCTTCCTGCTTTCTCTAGCACCCTCTGGGAAAAGAAGGGAATTAATGTGAGAATACATCTCTGCTACATCGAAATCTTTTCTACGATTCGTTGAATCCATGCGCTCATCAAAGACGAGCGAATCCAGGGTGTCGAAAATGTCCCTATTGTCTTCTTTGGCTATCTTTTCTGCTTCCTCAAATACTCTTTGACCAACTTTTTGACTAAATGTAAGGTCGCGCTTACCTGCTCCAGAAGACAGCCTCTCTCCATCGTCTTCCCTGCCGACACTGGAAACATAATCCTTATACTCCGCATAGGAGCCAAAACCCTGCTCTCTAGCAAAATCATTTGCATAGTAGTCTGCCATCTCCTGAAGCTCTTCGTCGGTTGGCTCCGGAAGGCTGCTGTAGTGTTCGTCCATGCCACGACGGGCATCGAGTATGTCTTTCTTTGCCCCCGCGCGAACTTCGGAAACAATTCTTTCGCTAACCCCTAGCTCCTCCGCAAGTTCCGCATCAGTTAGTTCGTCTTCGCCGAATCTAGTTACGTATTTGTCAAATATCTGATGAGAGACATCTTCTCGTGTTACGGCCCTCTCAAATCCTTTTCTTTCCTTAGTCGCTATGTCATCCATAGACATGCCAGTTAGCTTTTTGATTGAATTGCGGCTTAGACCAGCTTTACGACCCTCGAATATCGCGTCGCTTCCGTCGCGACCGCCGAGTCTCATCCGTGCTATTTCTCTAGACTCGATTCTTCTAACCTCTTCACGGGACATGCCGAGCATTCTGCCCATATCGTCGAGTGTGAGGCCTGTCATTCTGTAGGCAAGTATTTCGCTTGGTGTTGCTCCATCCCTGAGACGCTTCATCTCGCGCATCTCCATTTGGCGGACTGTTCCCCTGTCTATTCCGTATGCTCTACCTACTTCGTCCAGGGTTTCACCCTTCATGCGGCGAGAAAGTATTCCTAGATTGACCTCTCTATCGGCCATATCTTCTGCCATGACTCTCTTGACAGATTGGCGTCTTTCTGCTTTGTTTCTTCCGGAAGAGAATCTTGATTCTCCATCACCAAAAAGGTTTAATGACCTGTCGGAAAGAACTGATGACAGGAGACTGCCATAGTCGTATGGGTCGTTCTCTCTATCTTTTCTTGACTGAACAGCCTTAGATATAGCGGAGTCAAGGTCATCATCCAGGGATATTTTGTTGTCTTTGTTGTAGTTATCTATATCGAGGAAGAAATCTGGGTCGCCAGGTCTAATTTCCTCATCTATCAATCTGTCAAATGTCTCTATGAAGCGTCTTGCTTCTTCTACCGAATCAAAAGTATCTAGTTCATAGATGTAGTCGACGGAGCCATAGTCTTCTCCCCTGTACATGCCGACAACAGTCCATGCTCCATCATCTGGACCATCAAGGCCAATATCGGAAGATGGAACTATCTCCATGTCGACATTTTCGGTATTGATTCTGTCTGCTGCTCTATTGCCGCCCAGTTCGGAATCGAATACAAGCTCGTCTTCTATTTCTGGTGGATACTTGCGCCCAGATGAAAAAGCCCCCATTCGAGACTTGCCCCATGAATATGGGTATTCCCTGTCCCTTACGCTTCTTGAGCTAGATGGCAGGCCGTCCGATGGGGTCAGCTCTCCATTTGCTGCTTCTAGTGCCTCTGTAAATTTTTGATAACCCTCATCGTCAAGGCGAATCATCGCCCTCTGGGAACCCCTATTGAAACTCCTGTCCTCTAATGAGGATTCTAGGACGTTCTTCCAGCCAAGAGATACCTCGCCGGTTCTGTCGTTATATTCTGGATGCATCAATATGCCGGCGTTAGGCATAAGTATTGCCTTCACGTCATCGTCGCTGACCTCTTTACCATCGTTCATAAGTTGGTCTAGCACTCGAGTGTCTACTCTGTTTCCGCGACCAGAAGAGAATCCAACAACGCTGGATTTCTTGCGCCCACCGAATGCTTTTTCGTGTTTTCCATTTGGACCGAATCCGGCGTCTGCGAGCATTGCCGCAAGCGTATTTTGGCTTTCTGGACCAGTTGGCGTTGCCATTCTGAATGCCAATGCATCTAGTACTGCCGCCCTTGCACCAGCAAGTTCGTCATCGGTTACATTTTCACTGGACTCTTCCCTATCGAGATAGTCACCAAGGCGCTTTGTATATCCACCGAACCATGTTAGGTAGTCCATGGACGAACGCGCTTTTTCGCTAAAACCCTTCGGCCTTCTATTTCTTTCATTTTCCTGCCACTCAAGAATCCCGACGTTTGTTGCTATTTCTCTAGCCCTCTGCCACTCCTCCGACGTATTCATTGAAGCGACGGTTCCCTCTCTTGGGATATCCAGCCAAAATCCGTTGTTTTTTCTAAATTCTGCTACAAACTCTTCGTGCTTATTTCTTGTGGCAACTTCGTCTGGAAGGTCAAATTCTCCAGTTGTACCCAGCGGAGCATGTCTTCTTTTGCGTCTGTCTTCTGGGGTAATGGCTTTTCCTGAAGAGAATCTGTCGGAACCTTTTATTTTGTCGCGCTTTGATATTTCGGATGAGTAAACAGACGCTCTCTGACGGAGGGAGTCGACACTTTGTCTAGCTTTTCCGATTTCTGAAGAAGATACTTTTTTGCCAGAGTCTCTATCTGCCTGAATCTTTTCTAGATTCTCTCTAGCCTTGGCTATTTCTCCTCTAAATTTGCCGACCGTTCTCACTAGGTCATCCGTTGACATCTCTTCCGGGTAGCCGAACTTAGCTACATCATTTGCCATTTCCTGGCCAAGGACAGGGTTTGGTGCGCTCTTTGAGCGACGTATTGCATTCGCAATTGATTCGCCCGATGCCCTACTTCTGCCCTCTCCAGGGCGTGGGGCAGCGGATACTTGGTTTGTAAGTTTCTTGCGCGGTCTTGGAAGGACGGGGTCAATGTTTCTGTCAAAGCCAAGCTCTCTGGCTCTTTCTTTGCCGAGTTCTCTTAGTCTTGCTCCAGCATCATCTGTAAGCGTCACTCTGCTAGGACGAGGCGGAGCAGGAGTTAATGGAGCATCCCACGGCGCTCCGGACCTTACTCTCGGCGGACCGGGTTTATCTGCATTAACAGCAGAGCGGGCCCTTTGCTTGTCTTTTGATGGCTTCTTCTTCCGGCCAACGCTGCCCGCAATTTTTTCTACTGCTTTTTTAAACCCAACCCAAACAGGATTTCTTGAACCCTCTCTGGCCCACCCGTCTCCGTCCGGGTCGTTGAGAGATATTTTTGAAGGGTCTAGATTTCCAGCTACACCGCCAGTTGCTGCGCCAATTGCTCGCGCTGCTCTGCTACGACCTTTACCGCCACCAATGTTTGGAGCATCAAGACGCCTTCCAGCGCCAATGCCCCTTCGGATTTTTCCCAGCACGGACTTAGTCGCGACATCAAGAGCTTCAATTAGCTCTGGATTGTGTGCTGACTTAACTACAATCCCCTCCTCGGTTACTCTGGCGTCAGCGTTGTAATACTCGAGAACTGGGTCAATCATTTGCCTTAACTCAAAAGCCTCTGCCGGCTCTACTGGTATTACGTATTCCGATTTTTCATTGATTAGATGTTGAAGACTCTCTATCACCTCCATGAGGGCATTGCTTGTGTCTGGCTGCGAGGTCAGCTCGCTATAAAAACCGGCACTCCAAAAATCACCAGATTGCAATGACTTTGGTGTTTCTGAGTAATCGTCTCCCCAGTATGCATCTCCTGGTGCCCCAGGAGTCTCGGGAGTGTAAACGGTCTGCGCGTTGACCTTCTCTGGCTTACCAAACATGAATTCACCATCTGCATAGTGATACGCAAGTCTGTACGTGCAAGACGAACCGTCGCTCATAATTCGGTCAAATACAACAACATTGTCTCCAGCAGAGCGAACAATTATGTTCGACCCAGTTCTTGCGACCAGCTCACGGCGAAGAGCAACTACCATGGGGTTTTCAGGGATAGATGGTCTTGTTGGCTTGACTACTGACCTCGGCGCCGTGGACGGAGCAGGGCTTGGCATTGATGGAATAGGTTGTCTATTTGCTGAAGGCATTACTGAGGGCATTCCATACTCATGCTTCTCGTTATCGGAAATCATGGAAGCAATATTTCTGAGTGCGTATAGAACCTCTTTTAGTTCCGGAGAATTTTCACTATCGGCATTCGCGATGGAACTAACAGCCCTTTCCATCACTGCGGTGGCATTATTTTCATCCGACTTAACAGATATTGTTCCAGTCAATTGATTTGCACCGTGAAGAACAGGGCTCACCTCGTAAAGCTCTACCTCAAATAGAACATTCGCCTGCATCTGCTGGTCAAATTTTGCGTTGATTGTCTTATACCCAATTGACCATTCCTGCTCTTCGCCAAAGAATGCAACACTCGCAAATGCTTCCTTGCCTTTTTCTGACATTAGGTTGAATTGAACTTTTGCGTAGAGCCCACCAATACCCGCTGCTCTCATCTTGCTCGGAAGTCTTGGGTCGTTTGCTGGAACTTCGTAAATTTCTAGAACCTTGCCGATTGGGTCGTTCCAGTTATGGCCCCACACAACTCTTGGTTTCCGGCGCAATAGGCTTTTGGCGAATGCCCCAGGGGCGCAAACATCGCCAACGGAGTCCTTGTTGCCAATTCCTGCCACGAAACACTCGACTATGCCCCTGGCTTCGTCTAGGTTTATTGCACCCTGAGTGGCAGCTTTGTACTGAATTTCAGGATTCACGAAGGATTTTGACATGAGACTCCTTTGTCAAAGAAAGATAATAAACGACGAAAGCTCGTGCTCATTGAAAGTTTCGGTGTTTTTGCAGTGTTTTTAGTAAACTATTTACTAAAAATTATCTAGTTAAGTGTTGGCCGAATAGCCAGGCCCTACGAGTTTCGTCCTCGGCAATCTCTGGGAGTCTTTTCCCAAGCAAATTGGTGTACAGCGAGACGATATTCGACCTAAATGTGCTCACTCTCTGCTCTTCACCGATAACTGAAAGAGAGGCAAGCATGATATTTGTTATTTCTGATGTCATTTCGGAGTTAATCGACTTGATTCTCTCCATCTGAGACTCAACCTGAACAGAAACATCAGATTCAATTAAATGATTTTTGGAGGATTTCCTAGAAATCTTCACACCCGATGCTGCCTGAGATTCCTTGATTATTGCTGTTATGACCGGCTTGATGTCGTCCTCAAATTGTCTATCCCATGTCTCGGAGTGAAGTATTGATGGAATATCGATAGTTCCGGCCACAAGTGCTTTTTTGGCCTTTGCACCGCTCGACTTCTCGAGAACAACGCGCTGCTGTCTTTCAAGAACCCTCTCTATGCTCCGATAGAGAATCTCTTCCCATCTCTGCACCTCAACTTCTTGCTCTGATTTGGTCTGAATATCCGCATTATCGATTGAGGCTGCTCCCGATGGAACTGGTGCCATTCCCGTTGACATTCCTGCTGGCATTGCTTCTGGCTGCGGGGGAGTGGGTAGACCCGGTATCGGCGCTTGTGCCAACTCCCCGCCACCCTGCGCCGTAACTTCCGCCATTGCCCCAGCCATAGTATTTGGGTCAAGTGGTTGGCCATCGGCACCTGGCACCATCTGCTCTGGACCCGGAGGCATCCCCGGCATACCTGGGGGCATCCCCGGCATACCCGGAGGCATCCCCGGCATACCTGGAGCACCAGGGACGGTCGCGGAAGCTTTATCCTCCATTTTCTTCTTAGTATTGGCAATCGGAATCAGGTTTGGATTGAGCAATAGCGAATCAGCAAGGTCTGACTCTGTTTCTTTTCTTCCGGAAAGAATTCTGTACTCGTTGTTGCTGATTAGGCCGTTTTGGAATTCATCCATCAAATAGCGATGTCTTTCCTGCTTGTAGAGCATCAGGATTGGAACTTCGCTTGTGTCGAAATCGACGTAGTTCTTATCGTCTAGTTCGTCTAGACCCCGTGAAAGAATCTCCAAATGGGGAAGCATCGTCTCCATCCAAAAGACACGAATCTCTTCCGAAGCATTGCTAAACGTTCTACCGGAAGCGTTTCCAATAACAGACTCTGGAACTCCGAATGATGCAAGAATTTCCTCCTTAGTTAACTGCCTCATCTGTATGTAGGCAGCGTCTCTTGGATTTGCGGATGTGTCTACATAATCAACGCCATCATCAGAAGAGATAACGGATGTATATCCAACACGCGATAGGTTCCCCCTGAATCTGCTGCGCAGCTCTTCTTTGTCGTCATCATCTATTTCCCCACGGAGAACAAGCAGCCCGCCAGGTCTGCCGTCGTTCAGGAGATAGTTTCTGTTGTAGAGCTTCGCTAGATTTTCTATCTCTATAGCAACGCCAGCTGATTCAAGGGGAGTTAAGGACAGGTATGGGTCGAGTGGATGAGGCCTTCTAATCCAGGTTACGTCCTCTTTTTTCAGTATGACTTTTTGTCCATACGGCATTGTCACCTCATAACCAGAAACAAACTTTTTTGCATCTGGTATTGGCGCCGTTGACTGTGCGGGAAGAAGGTTCAGTCCAACTATCCCGCCGTCCCTTCCTCGCACCTTCTCCACAAATGCACCGCGAGTTCCAAGAAGTATCTGTGCCGAAAGTCTGTATCTGAAGATGAAGGCGTTTTCTCCGATGTTCGATTTTGTATTGAGAATCTCCATTAACTCGGAGTTTTGAGAAGCCCTTTTTGAAAGAATCTCGCCATCTGGAGAGTTATCTTTTCTGAGGATTATTGGGAGTCTTGCCTGGTTCCCGGCAATTGCGTCGATACATCTAGCCACCCACGTGACTTTCTGCATCCCTTCTCGGTATGCCCTTTCAATGTCCCAGGAATCCCTATATGCCCTCCCCGCAAGTCCGGGATTGTTGGCTACTGGTGCTCCTGGGCCTATTTCTTTATTACTCTCATTGGAAAGGGATTTATTTACCGGAGAATTCCAAGCCATATTTCCTACTCACGACCTAGGAGGTAGCCAAAAAGACCACACGTTGTCCCTCCCACCAGTAAGCCGGCAGGAGGGTATATTAACGCAGCGCCAATACTGGTTAATAGTATAAATGAAAGCATGAAAATATAAGCGAACAATGCCCGAGTCGTCTTTGCCCGGACTTTTTCTATAAGTTTTGGCATGTGCTATACACTAGCCTATTGTGATGGCCTGCAGTATTAAGGCGTGGTAGATATGAGCAGTGCAGAGGAAGAAAAGTGGAGCAAGATACTCGAATATCTTCAGCCGCGTGTCCCCCCCTTCTGCCCCGAGGACCCCTCAACAACGCAGAAGGTTTTTCTCCGCACCAATGCTATCGAAGCACTATTCGGTGGGGCGGCCGGGGGCGGTAAGTCGTCGGCGCTATTGATGTCGGCACTTCAATATGTAGACATACCGAATTATTCTGCAATATTATTTAGGCGTACATTTGCCGACCTATCTCTCCCCGGCGCCCTAATGGACAGATTTAAAAGCTGGATAAATCTTTACGACGGTGTCCACTGGAATAACAACAGCTTTGTTGGCACGTTTCCATCGGGGGCAAGAATTTCCTTTGGTTACCTAAACAATCAAAACGACTACCTGAGATACAAGGGTTCAGAATTCCAATTCATAGGCATGGACGAAGTAACGGAAATCCGTGAAGCAGACTATAGATACATGTTTTCCCGCCTTCGTCGCCCTGCTAGTGGACCACTTTCTCAGGTGCCCCTTAGGATGAGGTGCGCCTCAAACCCTGCCCCCAACTGGGTTAGGCAGCGTTTTATTGTCGAGGGAATGGAGGATGGCAGAATATTTGTACCCAGCAAGCTTGCTGATAACCCAGGAATTGACGCCGTTTCCTACCGTCAGGCACTTTCCGCCCTTGACCCCATCGAAAGGCGCAGACTTGAGGAGGGAGACTGGTGGAGCACCACCCTTGGAACCCTTTTTGAGCGGGAATCTGTGGAAATTATAGACATGGCGGATGTGCCCAAAAATGACCCAAATGCAAGAATTGTGCGATTTTGGGACCTTGCAGCCACCGAGCCGAGTCACTCAAACCCTGACCCCGACTGGACGGTTGGGACTTTGATGATGTTTTCCGACGGAATTGTCTATATTTTGGACATCAAGCGGGGGCGCCTGAGGGGCGAAAAAGTCGAGCAATTGATAGCCCAGACCGCCTATGAGGACGGCCCAAGTGTCCCAATTAGAATGGAACAGGAGCCGGGCTCCTCCGGGAAGGCCCTCCTGGACCAATATGCCAGATATGTGCTTCCTGGCTATGACTTTATGGGGGCTAGGGCCACTGGGGACAAGGTAACCAGGGCTAGGCCATTTGCCGCAGCCGTCGCCAATGGGAACGTGAGAATTATCAGGGGGCCGTGGCTTACCGCCTGGATGGACGAGCTTTCCTCTTTCCCGGAGGCCTGTGACCATGATGACCAGGTTGACTCCGCCGTGGGGGCTTTTACACATCTTGCCGAATTGGGGTTGCCATCTAAAAGAAGGATTGCTATAGTCCTCTAGGTCGGAATTATCGCCGGCAATACCTACCCACCTACCTACAAGAAAGCGCTACTAAACGTTGTCTATGGAAAAGATTGACGAAATCAAGGAACTTATTTTATCCCTAGATTCCGACCTCACCAAACTGCTGGAGTCGTCCGGAGATGTTGTCGAAGTGGGGAATACCCTGCTTGCTCTTAACCTCATTAAGAGAGACCTCTCCATTATCTACGACTCATTTTCGGCAAAGTTTGGAGAGATGATGGCCGGGGAGTCTGTAGTCACACTTGATGGTAACGCCCTCATTGAGAAGAAGAGTTCGTACGAGCGTAAGGCATGGCAACACAAAGACCTTGCTCGTGCCGTTGTTGACAGGCTTTCCCAAATGTCGGTTGACATGGATACGGGGGAAATTCTAAATTCCCCCGAAGACATTGCAATGCAAATTTTTACATACTGTGCACCCTCCTACTGGCGGGTCAAAGAACTCAACAATATTGGAATCAATCCCGATATGTACTGCGAGACGGGGCAGCTTAAAACAAGCATCATCGTCAGAAAAGGAGATAACCAATGACAAGCGCAAACATCATGCAAATGCTCTCTGAGCCATTCCCCCCAGAAATGGAGCGCATATTGAAAAAGGGGGGTGCTTCACTTACATATATTCCTGTTAGTGAAGTGATTGCGAGACTTAATAAAGTTCTCGGCGTTGACCAATGGTCTTTCGAAATTGTTTCTTGTCAACGTGATTCCATTGACCCCGACTACATCGTTGCCCATGTCAGATTGACCTGGCATGCGAATACGTCAGGTTCGGTAAGTGCAGTTCACCGCGACGGCTACGGCGGTCAGAAGATAAAGCGAACCAGGCAGGGCGACATCGTTGACCTTGGCGACGAGATGAAGGGCGCTGTTTCTGATGCCCTCAAGAAGGCCGCTCAGACCATGGGTGTTGGCCTCTATCTAGCCCGTTCCGAAGATGCGATGGAGGTCGAGGAGGTAATCGCTGCCTCAACTTCTCCTGTATCGCAAGAAGAAGGCGAGAGAATCCAGAAGTGGGAAAACTTCATGGGACTTGCAAAGAGCCTAGATTCCGAACAGAAAAACAAGCTGAATGCCCACTGGGAAAGCTTCAGTGGTGGCAAACCAAAGCCGACAAAGACCAGCGCCACGCATGAGGAACTCGATGAGTTGATTGCTGAAATCATCAAAATCAAATTCGATTCCCCGAGCGCATCAGATGAGTGATTCTGCACTAACACCACCACCACACCTTTCTGCTTCCTCTATAGGCACATTTCGGCAATGCCCACTTAAATTTAAGTTCAGCAAGATTGACCAAATTCCCGAAGAGCCCGGCGAGGCCGCGATGTTGGGAAACTTTGTTCACGACGCTCTGGAAAATCTTTACGGCCTTCCTCCGGAGGATAGAACTCTAGGGGTGGCAAAAACCATTGCGAAAAACATGTGGGATTTGTCGTGGAAACAGCAAGTCTCTCCCTATATTCACAATGCCGAACAACTAAAAATGTTCAGATGGCAGGCATGGTGGTGCATAGAGAATCTATGGAAGATAGAGAACCCACAAAAAATTGAACCAGACGGTCTTGAGTTTGAAGTTTATGGTTTGATTGGTGGTGTAGTGATAAAGGGCTTTATAGATAGATATTCTACGTCCGAGAAAACTGGTCAGATAATCGTTAGCGACTATAAGACCGGCAAAACACCAAAACCTCAGTACTTGGACGAAAAGTTTTTCCAACTGTATATTTATGCAAGCCTTCTTGAGGGAATGGGCGCAGGCGGTGTCGAAGAACTTGAACTTCTCTACCTAAAAGATGGAGTCAAAATAGCAAGAAAAGTGGAAGAGGACGATAAAATTAATACGATTGAGATTGTGCAAGAAGCGAAATCAGATATTGATAGCAGATGTTCTTCGGGAAACTTTGAGCCAGTTACATCCATTTTGTGCAACTGGTGTAGTTACAAAAGCATTTGTCCAGCGTGGAATTGAGAGAAAAGATGATTGACGATTACAGATTTGCAAAAATGGTCGCTGACGACGTGAAAAACCAAATTTCACGAGAGCAGCGAGAGTTTCTCCTGGAAAAGGAGAATTGGTTGAGGTGGAAGGAAGCACTTCTGTCTCTCCTAGAAAACCTCGGAGAGCAAATTGAAGACATCGACTTGGATGAAGAGGCCGACAAACAAAGATTTGAAGACCTCGGCAGGGAAGGCAAGGTCCTTATGGCTGAAGCATCCAGGGTTTATGCCGAAAGAAAAAAGAAGATTTCGCGCTTTAAGTTCTATGTGGATAAAAAGCTTGACCAAGTTGTAAAAATGATTGATACGGGAACGCGAATGGAATCGCCTTCCGCACCAAGCGAAGCAGACACACTACGTCGAGCAATCATTAAGCATAGGGCGATGCTTCGTGAGTACGACCTCGAGGACACAGCAATCGACAGGGCGTTATGGGCCACCCTTGAAAATAAGTGGCTTTTCGACTCGATAGACGCTTCCACCATTTAATGAAAAGAAAGCCTCTAAGGCGTTCGACAAAACCGATGAAGCGGTCTCCCTTGAAAAGACGCTCATCTAAAATGGCGAGCAAGTACAAGAACGAGAGAATACCTCTTGTAAAAAAACTTCTGTCCGAAAGACCGTATTGTGAAGCGTGCCCGATATTCGCGAAGCATGATGGTCTGGTCGCCTACGCAAGAAGGCAATCGGTAGACGTTCACGAACTTGTGCGTCGCTCTCAGGGCGGTTCGATAACGGAGGAGTCAAACCTCATTTGTGTCTGTCGCCCCTGCCACAGGAGAATCGGAGAGAACCCGGGTTTGGCCTTTGAACTAGGCCTATCTTTGCACAATTGGGAAAATTAATTTAATAGGTTTTGAAAATTCGCCCAATTATTAATAGGCGAGCCAATCCTAGTCGCGGTATTATCTACTAACAGGTACCTGAATTCCGCATAAATCGGCAAAGAAGGGAGAGTGGTCCAAGTGTCTAGTGGAGTTACCACGGCAAAGGAGGCGGCGGCCACCTGAGACCCCGAGCTCGTTCGCTGCCTACGACCGTTCAGTCTCTGCAGGACTGGCGGTCGTTTGCTTTTATCAAGTGATTATTTTTATGCTTTAATATTATTTGCGTGCTTTTTATACCTTAGGGCCGCTATAGGTGAACGGGCCCGCACCAGTCATTAATCGGTGCGGGCTCGTTCATGTAGTAGGGTTCATTCGTGAATTTTGTCGGAGTAGACCTTTCTTTGACCTCCACCGGGATATGCAGCCTTGGCTCCCCGTCGATAATTAGCACTAAATCGAGGGGAACTGAAAGACTTTTTCATATTTCTACTCAAATTTTAAATTACTGCATAAACATAAAAAGCTGTTTTGTATTAATTGAAGGATATTCTTTTGCCTCCAGAAATAGCCAGGCTCATAGCATTGGCGAATTGGGCGGATGCGTAAGAATGAAGCTTTGGGAGTCTGGCATAGGATTTGTGGAAATTCCCCCCACCTGCAGGGCCAAGTTTGCGACCGGAAGAGGCAATGCGGGGAAGGGGGAAGTTATCTCGTCAATATCCGCAAAAACTGGAATCGTTTGGTCTGGTTCTGGCGCTGATGACATGTGTGATGCGTGGGTTCTCGAAGAGATGGGTCTTGCGAAGGTCGGAAAATCAAAATATGATTGGCCCTCAAACAACATGTCTGCACTTGACAGGGTTGACTGGTCTTCTCTGAATGAATTTATTAGAAAGGAAAACCATTGAGGAACACGAGGACATCTCCTATTTCTCAGGTCGAGATTGAAGGCGAGCTTATGAGGCTCATGGAAATTCTCGAAGAAGAAACAGAATCCTTTGAGGTGCTGGCAACAGAATCCGCAAAGAAGGAAGCCCTATATAAAGCAAACTGGGCCAAAGAATACCTATCGGCCAAAGGCTCCATAAAGGAGCGAGAAGCTTGGGCTGACTACAAAATGGATGACGCTGCTTACGACCACAAGATTGCCGAAGCCCTCGTTAAGTCCAAGAGGGAAAAGCTACTTTCACTACGAACATCAATCGATGCGCTGAGAACTCTCAATGCGAATGTTAGGGTTCAGACATCATGAGGCCCTGGAGAAGAAAACAAATTAGGCATTCGCCGATTCAATACTCAACCTCAACGTCCACTGCGACCACAACAAAATATTCTGTATTTAGTCCTGACACTAATCAGGAGGAACTCCCTCCATGTCCATGGTCAACCTCACCAAGAACAATCGAGCATTTTCTTGTCGTCAGCGACCAAAGAAGGCTATGGATTGCCGAAAACGGCAGACAACCATACTCATCGTGGAGCATAATCCTTACTCATGAGCTGGTTGAGGATTTGTGCAGAGAAGTTATTGGTCGGGAAAATAAATAATGGACGGAATACACCCATCCCTACGTTCCATGGCGGTGGACATAGACACACTTGTACCGTTGCCGAAGAACCCTCGTATCGGGGACATCCCGGCAATAGTCGCTTCGTATGCTGAGTTTGGCCAAGTAAAACCAATCGTTGCAAAAAAGAACGACGACGGAACAGCCACTGTTATCGCTGGTAATCACCAGATAGAAGCAGCAAAGGAGCTCGGATGGGACAAAATTGCCGTCGTTTACTTGGAGGGCGACGACTCCCGAGCAATAGCTTTCGCTCTCGCGGATAATAGAACTGTTGAATTGGGTTATTCAGACAGTGAGGCAGTTTTTGAATTAGTCATAGAAGTTAGTGACTACTACCCAGAGCTGATGGAGAGCCTTGGGTGGGATGAGTTTGAGATGGCTGAGTATGAGCAGGAAATGGAAAGAAACAGTAGCGAGCTGTCGGCAACCGGCCAATACGTGCCCCCCTTTTTAGTTTCTCAACCAGGAATCGAACCCGATGGAGACGACGACGTTCAGGAACCATCTTTTACGGTCTCTAGAGATTCCAGTGGAGAAAACAGAATTATTGCACCACCTTCTGCCAATCAATCAGATGTTGCTGTTAGGGGTTCGACTGTTTCCGCTCAAGGGGAAAGGCCTCAGGCGGTTGTTCAGTACACGATAGTTTTTGATAGTCCTGACCAGCAGGCGAAGTGGTACGAGTTCATTAGATGGCTAAGAAACGATTCAGTCGTGGTTGGGACTACTACCGCAGAGCGACTATTGGATTTCATCTCTCAGCATACGGAAATCTAAATGAGCGAACAGAATAAATGTTTGTGTGGTTTAGCCTTTTGCGAACCGGAAAAAATTATCGTATGTAGCAATTATCACGATGCGGTCGTACGGGAAAGAGACAGGCTTGTTATTGAAATAGATTCGCTTAGGGCGGAGGTTCAAAGACTCTCACAGATTGCGCAATACTGATGACTAGGCAGAGAATGTTTTTAGACATGTCATGCGTCGAGGCTGCAAGACAAAGAATTAGACACGTTTACGACACCTTCGACACCGTCTGTATTCAATTTTCCGGAGGCAAGGACAGCACTGCGGTTCTCTACCTTGCCAAAGAAGTTCATGAAGAGCGTTGTCTTGGGCCAGTAAAAGTTATTTTCAGAGATGAAGAGATGGTAAGTCCAACCGTTATTGAATACACAGAGCGTGTACGTCAATATGACTGGGTGGATATGGAATGGTATTGCCTTCCGTATCCGGCAGAAATATGGGTTCTTGGTTCTAGGGTGACAACACTTTTATGGAGTAACGCCAGAAAAAAGATTGGTCGCTTGGTGAGGGATATCCCACCGTGGGCAATCACTGGGGAGCACTTCGGTCTGACTCATGATGTCTCATTGCCCGAACAAACCGATTACTACACCATGCAAGGGAAGAGGGGCAATGTCGCTTTTATTACTGGAGTTCGTGCTAGTGAATCAATGGTTCGCTATAGGTCTATTGTTCAGAAACTTCACGAGAACTACATAGTTACTCCATACAAACTCAAGGCGGGAATCCCTTTGAAGTTTGCAAAGATAATTTATGACTGGAACACGAATGATGTATTCAAATTTATAACAGAGGAACACGGAGCAGAGTTTTGTGAGTATTACGACCTTGCAGCACTTACCGGCAGCAACACCAGGGTTGGCATTCCCCTTCACTCCGTAGCAATTAGACGAATAGGGGATGTTGTTGCGACAGAGCCGGAATTCTATGACCGGTTGTTTGAGTGCTTCCCTCAGATAGACGCTCAACGCCGGTGGTGGCCGGAATTTGATATTGAGAAATTGATAGCAAGATATTCTTCATATGGATGGGATGGGGCTCTCATGTTCATCAACGACTATCTAATGGGTGAAAGGCGCCAGAGAGACGCAAAAGCATATGTTTCAAGATTCAGAAAAAAACACTTGCAGGACCCATATGGGTACCCCGTTAGTTGGCTTATTAGAAATTTAGCACTCAATGATATTGACGTAAACTCACCAACTCCAGTGGGGCCCAAAACAAAAGCCGATTCAATAAGAATCACAGAAGCAGGAATAGATACGACTCATGAAGCTTGAAATAATCTATAAAAATTCTTCCCATTTAGTGGTCCCAGAATGGAGGGCGACCTATATTCTTCGGCCCGACCTTCTGGCCCTGTCTGCGTCTCTAATGGATTATGGATTTACTCAACCAATACAGGTTCGTAAATCCACCGGAGAAATAATTGACGGTTCAGAAAGATTCCTACTGGCCACACAAGTAAGCAGAATTTCAAATGTGGTTGGGGACGAAATTCCAGTGGTAGAGCACGACGTATCTTCGCTGGATGCCATGCTGATGCATCTACGCTTCAATCGCTCACGGGGAGCATTGGTTGCCAAGCCAATGTCAAAGATTATTAGAAAATTGGTGATGTCAAAATCAGAAGATGCAGCAAGTCTGGAGAGAGTTTTGTGCATGAAAAGGGAGGAATATGCGCTCATGATTAACAACTCTCTTCTGAAGTCTAGAAATATTAAAGAGCACGCTTACGCTCGTGCCTGGGTTCCAGTTGAAGCACCCCCTGGAACAACTGATGATTCCGGAATAGCAATTGAGTCTCCACCAAATAGCGACAGATAATCAGCGGGTTTTTATTAGTACCCTAAATATCAAAAATGGTATACTCTGTTCATAAAGTCCTTTTTAACTGAAGCGGGGATTTATGCCAGGACTGCGTTATGGCCCAGATATAACAGACGACGCCGCTGCTGCAATGGATTTTGAGAAAGAAATCCGTAGACAGCTAAGGGGCTTAAAGACCGGCCCAAGAAGGACCATGCTGAATAATAAGCTAAAGGCGATAGAGGAATATACAAGCCGGGTATTTGGCGACAAGCAAACCAGAAATCGCCTTGCCAAGTCTTCGCTCAGCCGTCAAGGCTATGCCTCAGAGGAAGAAGTTCGCGCAGTAGGCGGCAGCCTATACAGGAAGAGGAGAGGGCCCGGAATTCTTGGTCTCGCAGAAAGTCCAGAAGGCAGGCAAGACATCGGTCGTAGGCGGGGGTACAAAGCGCGTCCGGCAATGGATGAAGCCGACAGGGCCGACTACGCCAGAGCAACAGCACGCGGGAGGCGGGCTGGTCGAGGTTCGCAGGGCTCCATACTTGCTGAAATTAGAAAACAGCGCAAGAAGCAGACAGACGCTGCATCCAAGGCACGTGCAAAGTTAAAGAAAAAAGCTGCTGCTAGGAAAACAGCAAAGAAAGCCGCTAAGCCCAAGAAGGCAGCCCCTAAGAGAAAAAAGTAGTCGCAAAATGACGACTACCGCTGGAGTCTAGGCATGTTGGTTAATAAATCTGACCTAATCACATACATGGACATAAAATTATCTTTACGTCAGCAGGATGCTGCAGACATAGTCCTTGCAGGCCTTCAGTCAGAAATGGAGGGCTACCTTCGTAGGCCTGTAGAAGTTGAAGAATTTGAAGAAGAGTACGTAATTGAATCAGGTTTTCGCGGCGTGCCGATGGGTTCGTTCCTATCTACTCCAACGTCTCAGTACACAGATTCATTTGTTAATACAAACCCTGTTGAAATGTCGGAATATGCCGAACCACCACACACTATCTACCTTAGAAACTCTCCAGTTGTTTCTGTCGATGAGGTAAAAGTAAAGCCAGTAGGCAGCACAGAAAGAACACTTATAGAGGAAGTTGATTATGTTAAAAGAAGATTTGGCATCGACTATTACTACGCCCTAGATGGTGACAAGATAACAATTTCGTACACTGCAGGGCTAGACGGGGGCAATATACCCATATTTAAGCTTTTAATTCTTCGGGCTGCATCTCGTGAAATGCAAAACATGCATGACGATGTGGTTGGGTTGAAAGATTTAGAAACTAGAAACGTCGGACCACTGGTGACCGGATTCTTGGACTCAGAGTTACTTTCTATAAGGAAGTACAGACGCAGTAGAGTTTCATAATGGGAAGAGTACGAATACAAGTTGAGGTCAGAGCTGACGAAGTAGATGACCTTATAGATGGAATGAAATCAAGAATAACTGATGTTAGGCCCGCTTTTAGATGGGCGCATCAGCAGCTTAAAAGAACTTTCGCCGATAATTTCACTTCACAGGGGCTAGAGGTTGGTGGATGGGCACCGTTGAGCGCAGAGTACGCATCATGGAAACTAGCTCGCTACCCTGGAGCACCAACTCTTGTTCGGAGCGGAAGACTGTTCAGAAGTGTTGCAGAACTATCCGACCCCCTCGTAAACAAAATAGACAAGCTTTCCGCCACCTTTGGCACCGGCGTTCCATATGCTCAGTTTCATCAAACAGGAACAAGCAAAATGCCAAAACGCGAAATAGTATTTATTAATGAAACTTTTCTTAATGACCTCGCTGAAAAAATGGCGAATTATATTACTGAAGGAAATGAAGGGCTGCCCGCATAATGGCTGAGGCACCTGGCTACCCACTAATGCATGGCCCGCAGTTTGCGAAAGCGTATGTCAATAATTATCTTAAAGAAGACATCCCGGTAAGAATTATTGATTATAGAAACGGGTGGGGCGTCGACGACCAAACACTTCCTTCGCCAGAAGAATACACAGTTCACGAACCATTGGCCATAGATGCATGGCCGCTAGTCGTGAATTTGGCTATATCTACATCTGGCTTTGAGCGTATTGGGTTTGATGGTCCTGACCCCCTTTATCGCGTCGGGTACGCCATGCGGACATATGTTTGGGTCAAAACAGAGGGTCCCGAAGAGGCCACAATTATGAGGGACAGGCTTACTACCGTAGTGAGGGCGGCAATCCTCGACTATCCGTGCATGAAGGCATATGACTCTAGAAATTCCTTCCGAGCCATGATTGATGAGGGAACGCTTAGGGAGGAATTTTCTGATTTGACATTGCTTAAGGGCGACAGAGTAATGGCTGGCGCCTATATCGGGTACAACATGGACATAGACGAAGTTGTTTCTCGCAGGCCAATAGGAATTGCAAACGAAATTCAGTTCACGGTCGTCGGCGGTAAATTGACCGACCAGATACCAGAGCTGACGGCGGACTAAAAGTGTTATTATTTAAATCGAACTATTCTTTGAGAACAGTTGCAATAGTTGGAGGATTACCGTCTGTACAATATAATTTGTTAGACGGCATTGCCCATCGATATAAACAGAGGAAGGTCTTATGCCAGGCGTAGTTATCTCAACAGCAGTTAGAACGGGCCCATCATCAGCAACAGTTCGCGAGTCTTCGCAGGCCTTCTTTGTTGGTCTCGCGCCACGCGGCCCAGTTGATTCTGCAACTCTTGTGCAGAGTATTGCTGACTTTGAAAGCATCTACGGTGAATATGTCGCCTATTCATACCTACATCCAACTGTCGAAACGTTTTTCGAGGAAGGCGGCACACAATGCTACGTAGCCCGCGTAGTGGGCAGCGGTGCATCAACGGGTACTAAGGTCTTGCAGGACGCAGATGACGACCCAGTTCTAACAATTTCAGCAAACGGCCCTGGTGCATGGAGCTCGAATATTAAAGTGACAGTAACAAACCCAACATCTTCAACATTCGTAATCAGTGTTTCGTACGACGATGTTATTGTCTACTCAACAGGAACTGTTGCAACGGTTGCTCAGGCTGCTGGCAGAATTAACCTCAGCTCAGTTGCCTCTCGTTACGTTTCGGCGGAAGTAGTATCTGGAGCTACAACGATTCCAGAACCACTGGCTTCTACGGCGCTAACTGCTGGACTCGACGACCTAGCGAGCGTTGACGACGCAGCCCTGATTGGCGGTCTTGATTTGTTCAACGACGCATTCGGTACTGGTGCCGTTTCAATCCCCGACGGCGAAACTGCCGGAAGAGTTACTGGAGCAAGCCCATATACAGACTACGACGGCGATACAAAAGCTTCACCTGAAATTTCAAACGCACTGATTGCTCACGCAAATGAATACAACAGAATTGCAATAATTCATGCTGGCATAGATGACAGCGTATCCGAGGCGGCTGCTAAGTCCCTAACACTATCGACCGAAGATGGCTCAGAGCATGCAGCGATGTACTACCCATGGGTCGATGCGCCAACTGCGACAGCTGGTGTTATCCGGAGAATCCCGCCCGATGGCTATGTAGCTGCTAAGCGCTCTCTCGCACACAATCAATCTGGTGCTCACGTTCCGGCGGCTGGCCTAGTTTCTGCGGGAAGATTTATCACTGGGGTTGCTGCAGATATCAACAAGGTGACAGGCGACAATCTGGATTTAAACAACATCAATGCAATCAGAATTATTCAGAACTCGGTAAGAATCTATGGAGCCCGTGCGCTTTCGTTCGATGACGAGAACTTCAGATTCATTACCACTCAGGAAATTGTTAACCACGTGGTTGTGGAGTCACAGCGCTCGCTGGAAGACCTAGTGTTCGGCGTAATCGATGGTCGTGACACCATCTTCTCGGCGATTACTTCTAGACTCATAGCGATTCTTGCTCCGATGCGCGAGCAGGGTGCGCTATTCCAGGCGTTTGATGCAAATGGTAAGAAAATCGACAATGGCTACACCGTTCGGTGTGACGCAGCCCTCAACCCCGTTAGCCAGCTCGCTGGCGGCACGGTGAAGGCAAAAGTTGGTGTCCGCACCAGCAGCGTTGGCGACAAAATCGAAGTCGACATCATTAAGTCGAACCTAACAGCTAGCGTCGTCTAGAGAGGGATAGAAATATGGCAAAAGTATCTCAGCGTCAAGTACTAGCGAGCATTGTTCCGGTCGCTCCGGAAAAGCACCCCAAATGGACGGGCTTTTACTTTGCTCAAGTGTCCGGTGGCGAAATTACCGCATCGGTGGAGAAGATTTATGAGGGCGGCAAGCTGCGCCCAACGGTTCTCTGTGCTCCATCTGAAGTTGGCGACATTACGCTTACTGCTCACTACGACGATGACCGTATCGCCTCCGACTCGAACACCGGTATTGGTGAGAAAATCGCCTCCCTTCGTCCGCTGGTCGGCCGTGCGGAATATGACATCACGGTTGAGACCTTCGACTGCGACCTCAAGGTTCCCGGCACAGACCGCGTGTACGCAAAGGCCCTGCTGGTAGGAATAACGGAGCCAGACGGCGACTCATCCTCGGGTGCCCCAGCCACATTTTCCCTCACATTTGCAATTTCAGACGTGGAGTCTGGCGCGGGTGCTGCTGGCTGATAATTTTATCTAGTTCACGCAGCGCACAGATTCGTGTGCTAGTTTCTCCGCTATGAGCGATAACACTGAACTTTACACAACAGATAGTCCGACTCCCGCAAAGGCAAAGGGCAGGGCTGCCGAATTACCGGCAAACGAAACCCCCCTCCAGAAGCTTTCTGCTGTCATCAGGAAAAAAGTGGAGCGTCCCATTGTCTATATCCCAGTTCCAGAACGTCCTGGCGTCAAGATAAAGATAAGCCCCAACATCACTCAAAATCAGATGAAAAACTGGCGTAAGCAGGCTGGTGAGGACACCAGAAACGGCATGGATGCAACACGTTTTGCATGTTCAGTTATTGGGCATACAACAATCGGTCTCCTCTTTGATGATGAAGAGGTATTTGACGACAATGGCAATGAGCTGACGTTCGCCTCCCCCGCAATTCTCGAAATGACTCAGACGACAAGGCCTCTTCCGGATTGTGTTCGTGAGTTCTTCGGTGTTGACCCACACATCGAAGCTGCGGCTCTTTCGATTCTTGACGCCGCCGGGTACTCCGATTCGGTTGATGTCGAGGACCCTACGAAGGGGTCTTCGACGAATTAGTTGAAGACCCACTGGTCATATCTTCGGCCAGACTTGGGGAACTGTTTGGCACGGACCCCGTGCTTATTCTTGCCTCCTCTGAGGAGGAGTGGTTGATACGTCTTGCCTGTGCTAAAGTTATAAGTAACGACCGCGAAGAGCAGGAGCGTAGGGCGAAAGCCGCCGGCTAAAGCCTGGCCATCCTACACTCACGCGATTTTTTTAAAACAGAAATCGTCTGAGAGTGTTGGAGCGCCTATGGCTAGGGCCGAAGCGACAATTAATATCGAGGTAAAGGGAGCGTTACAGGGCGCTGCCGAAGTAAAAGCCCTCGATAAAGCCATAACCGGCCTAGAGCGGAGGATGTCGCGCCTTTCCTCTGGCGCTCAGGTGGCTGGCACGCAGATGTCAACCTTCCTGATTGCTGCTACGAGGACAAGAAAAGTCTTCGACTCAATGGACAAAGGAATCAAGATGATGGGCATGGGCCTGTCTAAGGTTCTCGGTCTGGCAATTAAGGGAACCCTGATTCAGATGGCGCTACTATCTGCTGCGCTAGTCGGAATCCACGCTCTATTTGTTGCTGGAAAGTATCTTCATAAAGCGTACGCATTTGGCATGACTGCCATAGCTGGTGCTGCGGCGTCGGCCGCA